TCAGACTTCACTAAACTCTCTCGGCAATTGCCGTCTCTCAACTTCCGAAAGATACGCTTGCTTGCAATGATCTTTTTGCCAGAAAAACAGCTTATTAATTGCAGCGTGGAAGAATTTCCATTTCTTTTTCGGACTTTTCGCAAGTACCGCTCCGCGATATGCTCTAGACGATAGCGTTTCGTCAGGACTTCCCCAAGTGAGAGCATTGAAAGCTTGATCAATCGCAATCGCCACATTTAACCAATATTTATTCTTCATAGTTAGCACTCCAGCCAGTTGAGAAATCATAATTAAGTGGATCTGCTGATTTCAGCATTTCCGCGCGATGTTTTTCTGCATTAATGTGATCTGCGTTTTCAGTTACAACCATCGCTAGAAAAATCTCATTCAACAAAGTGCGATCCATTTTGATAAATGAATTGTCGTAGCACTTCCAGTCAATTTCACCAAGTGAATCAATCACTTTATCTAAGCCAAGATACTTCGTCTTTTCTTCTTCCCCAGTTTGAAACCACTTGCCGACTCGAGCGATATATACACCGCCCAAGCCGTTTTCATAGCGTTTTTTCTTGATTTTTTCCCATATCTCATCTTGTTGAATTGCAAGAAGTTGCGCTTGTTTTTCTTCATCTAAAACCCACTTATCGCAGTTCCAAACATGCAGTTCTGAAGGCTGTCTATCGACTAGAATATATTCTCCTTGGCAAAGAATAAGTTGTTTACTTTCAAGCTCAACATCCTCTTCAATTTCAAACTCAATAAAATCTTGTAAGTTTTGCGGAGCTGGAAAAATATGATATTGATTCAGATCAGACTTTAAAAAATATACTTTCATAATCATCCCTTAAATCGCAGTTATTTGTTTTAAATAAAAACTCGAAATGTCATAAATGACAATTTGAGATTCGCTAACAAGTTCAAATTGAACGTTAGCCCATCCACCAGCGTACATGGCTCCGTGCAAGTATTTTTTACCAGAACCAGCTAATAAAGTTTTTTGTTCTACGTAGATAGAACATGTATGAAGATTGTTATTATCGTTTAAAGTCTGGCTTGATGATCTTTTTAAGTAAAAAGTGAGCGTTTTACCGAGAATCGACTCTGATAGTTGAATAATAGTTGAATGGTTTTGTGTAACATTACCTGACCAGATAATTCTACTCTCAGGAGCTGCACTTAATGCATTTATTCCGCTTTCTATTTCTTGAATTTTTAGATTTGTTTGTGACTTATACTGATTAAAGGACGCTTCTATCTGCTGAGTTTTGCCATTAATTGTTTGCACTTCCGGTGCTAGAACGCTTGCATCAACCTGCTTCCATTCGCCCCATGTACCAACATAATCCGTTCTGTTTCTTATATAAATATGCTTAGTTAAGTGGGTGGTATATTCTTGCATCAACACATAAGCTGACGGTTTAACAACTAACGATCCAGCTTCGTTAACCGGATAATTTTTCTCTATCGTCGCTCTAGACGTCAGTCTTTGTGAGTAAAACCCAGCAACTGTTACATTGTTCAAATCTTCTGTTGTGAGATCTTTCACAGCAAAATCCGCAATGCCATAACCTGCCAGTGTCGTTGCCGGACTTTGCTTTTCATCTGCCAAGTCATACGCGTCTTTCACTGCTTTTGAGCTTGCGAATTGTGTTTCACTGTCACTATTTGTTGCAGACGACGGCACAGGCTTATTACGTAACACGTTGTAATCGACTGGTAACTTGTACTCAGTCGCCATCGGCAACCATTGCGAACCATTGTACTCTTCAAAAATCTTGCTTGTTGGATTCCAACGTTTCGCTTTCATCGGAATATTTGTATGCGCGCCACCCTCTAGAAATGATAAAGCCGCACTAATGGCGGCTCTAATTTCATTTGGGAATTGCGTGTAATTGCTATCTACTGTCGGCTTGTTAAAATCTGCCATTGTTTGCTCCTTTTTATACCCCTTTCACAACCCAACCCACTTTACCGCTTACACGATTTCCGTTTTTATCAAACAAGAAAACATAAAAACCGTTTGGATGTGGTTCGTCTTTAAAATCCGATATTGCAAAAAGCGGTTGTTTTGATTGTGGCGTGAGAACTGGAACCGATGCATCAATAAACTCTGTTGAAAATGCAACCCAAGTTCCATTTGCATCGCTTGCGTTAGCTTGCACCGTTCCACCATCGGTTTTCTGTTTCTGATCCAGTTTCAGATTCAGTTGTTCAATCACAACAGGTTTCTGAGCGTTAGTTACTGTTATTCTAAACTTGATATATCTGAAATTTGTTTCATATACAGATGATTGATTGTGTTCACGCCAAATATCACCTTCATTTTCTTTCACTGCGATGTAGTAGCTAATATCATAGTTTCCAGCGCTCACCACTTTCGGTGTGAGAGTGATTTTTGACGAAGCCAATACCGTGCCGTAATCCATCTCTTCTTCGTAATAACCGTTTGTTGCGGTCGGTTGAAGATAAAGCGGAAATCCGTCATTGATTTGCGATTGTGGTGTTGTGAAGTTATTAGATTGATAGTGTTGCGCCCACGTTTCGTTTTTGATCGGAAGATACAACTTGCCGTCGATCTTATCCGATCCGTTTTTCATTCCGTTATACTCCGTGTTGTAGTCGTATTTCAGAATGTAATCCGGTGGCTGTGCAACGTTAGAAAGTGTAAATTGTGGCTCTCCACGATTGCCTGCACTATCTACACCGACGATCCAGTATTTGTACAATCCTTCAACGGTTTCGAATTGTGGGAACGCCAATCCGTCAATGTTTGTAATAAACTCCGCATTATCAAACGTGTCGCCTTTTTTCAACTCGTAATAGACGATCGGCAATGTTGCTTTCGCACTTTGCCAGCGCAACATGACGTAGTTGTCGATTACTTGCTGAGAGATGTTTACCTGTGTCGGTTGATGGATGATCAACTGTGCTTGCGCTGATGTACTGCGATTACCACCGAGATCGATTGCTGTCACCGTGAACGTCTTGTTACCGCTAAAATCCGCTTTGAACTTAAACGACGTACTTTTCACTAACGCTAACACTTCATTATCTTTCTTCACTTCGTAAAGCTCTGTTGAGAATGAATTGTTTTGCGTTTCATTCCACGTCAGCAATACTTCATCACCAACGATTTCTGCGACTAAGTTTTCAACTTGACCACTTGTAACTGTGAATGAAATTGGTGTCGGTTCGTCAGATCGAACTTCGGAAGAATCGACCGCACTTAGCCAGTATTTATGACTGACGGATTGAATAAAGCCAAGATTGAACTCATTCGCTTTAATCTTTGCAACAAGCCGTGAATTTTCGTAAGTATCGCCATTTCTGATTTCGTAATACTCAAGATCGATATCAGGCGAAATATCCCACATTAAAAACGCACCTTCTTGCGCAATTTCCTTGTGTCGCAAATTCGTCACATCGTGCGGTGGCCGTAACTTACCGATCGGCTCATACGTTTCTATGTCGTTATCATTCGACCACAGCCCCAATACGTTACTTGTGCGTATTCTGATTTGATACTGCACACCGTCTTTAACGTTCGGAATATCAACCGATGTTAAAGTAGTCGGTTCTAACTGTTGCCAGTTTTCATTTCCTGCACGATATTCAATTTGATAACGAGAGGTAAGTGATGTTGCTGGTTCGTAACTCACGACGATTTTTGTTTGAATACTGCCACCACGACCGCGATAAATCTCATCAGTGATTACAACGTTTTTCACGCCAGTTTCTAGCGTGTTGTTCGTTGTGTCGTACTCAACAAGATTTTCGCCATTTTCGATGTATGCAAACTTGGACGGATTGTAATTCACTGCGCTAATTGTATAAGTGCCATTTTCACCCTCCACCACCGCAACAACGCGATACAATTCAGGCTCAATGTCACTATTTGCGATAATCCATGTACTATCTTCTGTCACAGAAGTGAATGCAGAATTGACGTTAATTTCCGTTAAACTTCCGCGTTGTGTAATGTTACGTTGTTCGAGTTTTCCCTCTTGATTAACAATGCTGATTGTTGAGGCTTTGGTAATTTCAACCGCTGCATCAAGAATGATTTTATTGACTGTTGAGCCAGTTTTAACGCGTCCACCACGTCGCTCACCAGAGCGATGAACATCTGAGACTTGAATGACCTCACCCGGAATTGGAATTGCACCATCTTGTCCGCACGAGAACGTTACTACTTCGCTTTCGTGTTGCTCTGTGTAGAGTAGCCATTTGCCAAGTCGTCTCGCTTGTCCTCTCGACGTACAGCCAAACGCTACAACTTCCGTTTGTGAGATGTACCCCATCTTCACGATAGATTCGGCATCTTCGATATATTCAACAGATTGTTTAAAGTATTTTTTTGGATCGTTCCACGTCACTAACGCAACGTTATGTCGTGTCTTAACATTTGAGCCTGAACGGCTGAATTGACCGTCAATAACGTTTGTATTATTGAACTGATACATCGGCTCTTTCGGTGAGTCTTGGACAAGCATTTGTGTACCGCTTGCCCAGTAACTCATCGCACGAAAGACGGATGTTAAGTCGCGCAATAGCTTGCCGGCTTCTTGTCGTGTCTGAATATAAGCGTTACACGTAAATCTTGGCTCATACCCCCCGAAACCGTCCGGCACCAATTGATCACAATACTTGGCAATTTGGTACATAGACCATTTATCGAGCATATCTTCTTTTATATGCTCACCAGCTCCGTATTCTTCGTTAATGAGTAAATCAAAATAGATCCAAACGGGATTATTTGAATATTTAACAACAAAGGTGCCGTCCCAGTCGCCAGTGTATAAGCGTGTAATCGGATCGTAATTTGACGGCACTTTCACTCTAATTCCGCGACTGTGATAACCGCGTGCTGGTATTGAGCTGAACTGTTCCGCATCAATCTGTACACCGACATAAGCGACACCTGGATAAATCAGTTTTTCTTCAAAAACAGTCGTTAATTTAGAGAAAATCGTTTTGTTTTGTAGTGTCTGACTGTTTGAATCTTCAGTTAAACGCGTAACGCGAATATTCCACGGCGATTCGCCAGTTAGTCTGAAACTATGCTCGCGGTTGTATGATGATGTGGTTTTTCCGTCAATAACGATTTTACCCGCATCTATCCATTGACTGCCGTTTGCTTGATACTCAACTTGCAACTCAACTTTTGTGCCGTTGATGTCGCCATTACTTTTATTCTGACGGCTTAGCCCTGGCACAGTGATAGTCACGCGTGCGATGTCGGCATCTTGTGCGATGATCGAACGCGTAATCGGATTGTTCTTTTTAATTTCTGTATTAACGTCTGTTGTGACTTCGTTCGTTTCGCAGATTTCAGACGGCGCTTGCCTTACGCTACCCGGTCGCCACTCGATAGCAACATTGTTGAAATTGAATTTTCCATTTTCGTCTTGCAACTGCACATCACCGAAATAGACAGACTGCAATCCGTTTACAGGACCGTCAATTTCTCCGCACGAGATGACATCAATAAACTTCGCGTAAGAGCGTGAGCGAAGTGAATCTGGTGCTTCAACAGGCGTTCTTCCACCACCGCCACCTTTTCCACCTTTTTTACCGACTATTTGCATTTATTACCCCGCAAGTTTAAGACTGTTTCCTTTTCCTGAATTTCCACTATTACTTTGTGAACCCGTTCTAACTGGGATTTCTTTATCTGTCAGTCCGGCTGATACCACTGCAGAACCGACAATCAATTCACCGTAAAGTAAGGGAATTGGCTGACCTTGTTGTGTCGTGTTAACCGCACCATTGAACAGGTATGACGGCTGATTTTCTGGGCGTTCCTGTGGCCCGTCTATTTTCGGAATTGGCGTGAGCAACTGCGAAATTCCGCCGAGTGCGAGAGATGCACCGATAGCTAGTGGCATTACTGCGGCACCAGAAAATATTCCAGTACCGCCAATTGCCGCCCAACCAAAAGGGTTCCAAATTGCTAGACCAATCAGCGCAACGCCAGTAATTAAGCCAAATATCCCACCTCGTTTTGAGCCACGAATAACAGGGATAAGATGAAACTCTGTCTTTGCACCGTACTGCATTTGAAATTCTTCTGGCGTTCCATCTATATCTTCTCTCTGCACTAAAAAGCGGTACACAATGCCGTGTTTTTCTGAATTTAAGAGAAACTCTTTAAAGCCTTCTTTTAATACACACAATGCGCGAATTGCTTCTGCAGGTGTTTTCACAGCTAACTTATGGACCTTGCCAAAGCGTTTACCTAGCTCCCCCTTGAGCCGTATTTTTCTTATGTCGCACGATGTGCGTTGTTCTGTCGCGATAGAATTGTCCATAAACATCCTTACTTGATAAACGCCCATAGAGGTGATGACCAATTAAACCATCACCGAGATATACACCGGCATGATTCGGCACGGTTGCATTAATCTGCATTACAATCACATCACCAACTTGTAAATCATCGACTTGATAAAATCCCGCGTGTTCGAAATTATCTATGTAGAGATTTGCGCCCTCATTCCACCAGCCGTCTGTGCGGTTGTAGTTAGGTAGTTCAATGCCCAGTTCTTGTTGATACCAGTCACGAACGAAACCGTAGCAATCAGTCATCCCGTGAATGAATTTTCGCCCATATAAATCGGGGATTACGGTAACTGCTGGCATAAAGTGCATTGATACTTCATCATCTTCTAAACCGATAATGCACCATTCCAAACCGCTGACCTTGTGTGCGTCTTGGTCTGCAATGCTCGGTAAACAGCTTTCATCAGGGTGCGAGTGAACCACCGTTCGAATTTCACCGATTTTTTCCGCGCGAGCGTAATCTTCAACGCTAATTAAAAACTCATCTTCGGTGTCTTGTGCGAGATTAGTACAAGCGACGTACTGCAATTTCCCATTTTTAAGCACAAAAAAACCGCAACTCTCGTGCGGGTAACTTTGCTTTGCGTGCGCTATTGCGTCGTCAATGTGTTTCATATTAAATCCTCATATATGCGGCACTCGGGAATCCACCAAACGGTAATTCTGCGTTTTCGCCAAAATGTGATTTGCAATCGGCAAGCGTTTTTGAACAAGTCGGCTTATCGCCTGTATATCCGCAAAACTGCCCCTTGTATTTATGCGTGCAGTAATGCGCCACAATCTGTCTGCGCGGTAACTTAACGCCCTCAAGGTCTGTCGCTGGTAACAACTCAAAGCTGACTGTTAGATGGTTCTCTACTGTTTTTTGCGAAATATAGAAAACATCATCAGGTAAGTGTGCGTGCGGATCTGCTGTGAGATTGCCATTTTCAAAATTCACCGCATCAAGATAGACGATCTTCGTCCGCTTACGCGTGAGTTTTGCTCCCTCAATGCCTTTTAGCTTTGCCAAAACAAGCGTAATTGCACCGCCAAGATTCGAGAATGTAATACTCGGTCTAACTGGATTTAATCCATCAACTGCAAACCCATCCACTTTTACTGGATAAGGAGTATATTCTTGCCCTTGCCACACAATCGCTTGACCGAGTGGACTCTGTCCGTCGTGAAAACGATAGACAATATCGCCAAACTTAGTGAGATCTAACTCAAACAATTCGATCCAGCCATGTGTCGCATATTGTTGAAGTTGTCCGTAAATGCTCATATTTGCTCCAATAAAAAGTCAATCCTTTTACTGCACCGTCAATATTGGTAACTCAATTTGCATTTTGTTTTCAATAATGCGGATTGTCGCTTCTAATACTGGCTTTTTACCCTTCCATTCATTCAACCCTTTGCCACATAAACTGGCGAACTGTTTTTCCGCTTTATGTTCGCCAATAGCTTGGTAATACTGTTCCAGCAAGGTTGCGCCACCTTTAGCAATTTGTTCCGCCATATAGTTAAAAGCTTTGATATATGAGATTTTAATTGCCATAGCCTTCTTGGTTTTATAACCCATTACTAACAACATAAATCCGTCTTTGGTCATCTCAAACATTGGCTGTTTCTCGCCTTTCTTATCAATATATTCAACGAGACCAAAATTGGTCCGGTTAAATTCATCGTCACCATTTTCTAAAATTTCACGAATATCTCTTAAAACGTGTTTATGTCGTTTACCAAAAACTTTAGCTACTGTTTCTGATGTTGTAACTGTTTTACGATCTTTAATTTGTACAAATTGTTTAAAGTTTTCTGGATTTGCTAATTGCATCTTTATTTCCTTTTATAAATTTTAGGTAATAAAAAACCCCGACCATTTCTGATCGGGGTTTGTTGCCCACAACGTTCCTACCTTTCGGCTTGGTATCTACCAATTTAAAGATGTTTAAGGAATTTTAGGCATAAAAAAAGCCAAAAAGTAAAATACATTACAATTTGGCTATTGTGGGAAATCTTACTGCAAAAATACTAGGAAATCAAATTTCTCTTATCAATAATCTTTTCAGCTAAATCTAACCAGTGGATACATTGGGCTTGGCAATCATAGGCTAATCCTTTGATTTTAGGTCTTCCGTATTCTTCACCTAATAATCTCAACAAAGAATTTAACAAAATACTCACCTCATATCCTAATTGTCGCCCACGTTGTCCTTGTCTATATAAGGCATAAAGCAAATTGTAAGGCACGACGATTTCATCTTCTTTGATTTTTGGCGATGTGTCTGTAATGAGCTCGCCCTCCAAAACGATCTTGTGAATATACTCAACCGCCATTGGAATTTGCTCTGCTGTCAGTTCATCAATATGTTGCACATTAAAGCGTTGATGAATGAGTGAGTAGGCATCTGAATAGATTAGCCCTTTCTTACTGACTAATTGACTCACTGCTTGTCTTAGTCCTGTTCTTTCGTCTGTGGTGGTTTTTCTTTCTGCTTTGCCGTGATACCAATAGTTATAAAGTGCTTCAAAACATTCTTCTTGATATTGGATCACTTTTTCTTTTAAATCTGACCGCACTTTTTCAGGATTAATGCTAAATAACCAGCCATTCAACTTTTTGAGTGGCATACAGAGCATTTCACGGATTCTTCCGTCTTCGGCAACTATAGACATAAGTCTACAGTTGAATTTTTCTTGCTGTGATAGTTTTCTAGATTGTCTAGTCCAATCAATTCCTAATGCTTTAACAATAGGTTTTACTGCTGTATAGATTACATCATCGACTTTTAAAGTAATTAATTGAGAGCCATAAAAAGAGATGGTTTGAGTTTGAGTTGAGATTTGATTAGACATAATTGTCTCCTACTATAATTTTCGATATTTAGATAACCCTAGAATTAGGGTGCCAAGAGGTTCGAAAGCCCTAGTAGTAAGGCTGGAGTTATTTCCCTTTCGGGTCTTGTATTCCTCACCCTCTCGGCATAGATAAATTTTGGGTATGCGTAATCAAAATTCTTTAGAGAAAAAAGCAGTTGATAATAAATTTTACGCATAAAAAAACCGCTATGCTGTCGGGTGCGGATTACCGCTACTAAAGGTTTCGACACCTATGGGGGAATAGTACTACTCAAATTATACAATGTCAATTGCTAAATTATGCTTGAATTATTTTTAATTTAGCATTATGCTAATAAATGTAATTAATTTAGTAAAAGGAACATCTATGACAAAACAGACTTTAACACCTGAACAACGTAAAGAACGTGCGAAAAAAGCCGCTCAACTCCGCTGGGAAAAGAAAAAACAACTTAGTGAAATCCCACTCGCTATTCACGAGGGAATTTTAAAAATTGGTGAAACTTCGCTTGATGTTGCTGTACTTGAAAATGATGTTCGAATTATATCAAGTGCATCAGTTTTCCAAGCTCTAAATCGTCCAAATCGTGGAGCAAGAGGTGCTTCAATTGTTGAAAATGAAGAGGTGATCAACTTGCCTGCATTTATGGACGCAAAGAACCTGAAACCATTTATAAATCAAGATGTTATTGATGTGATCAAGCGCATCAAATTTAAAACTAAAGATGGTCAAATTAAAGAGGGTTACGATGCAACAATCCTCCCTATTGTATGTGATGTTTATTTAAGAGCAAGGGAAGAAAAAGTACTAATAAAAGCACAATTTGACACTGCTCAGAAGGCAGAAATTTTAGTACGTTCACTGGCTAAAGTCGGTATTGTTGCACTTGTAGATGAAGTAACTGGTTACCAAGATAGCCGAGCAAAAGATGCGTTGGCTAAAATCTTTGAAGCTTTTGTGGCTAAAGAGCTTCAACCGTGGATTAAAACCTTTCCAGTAGACTACTACAAAGAATTATGCCGTTTATATGGTGTAAAATACCCGCCACTTAAAAACAATCAATTTCCACAATTCTTTGGGCATATCACTAATAATGCGGTTTATTCAAGACTTGCTCCTGAATTGTTACCCGAACTCAAAAGAATGGCATCTAAAGAGTCCAAAAAAGCTAGACTTCATCAATTTTTAACTGAAGATATTGGTCACCCTAAATTAAGGGAACATCTGTCATCTATTATTACGATACTTAAGTTATCCAAAGATAGAGATGCTTTCTATGAAAACTTAGACCGCATTCATCCAAAAATCAATGAGACATTGAGCTTTGATTTTGAGTAGTGAGGTATAAAACCCCAAACACTGCGAATGTTTGGGGTTTGTTTTTTTGTGTAATAAAAAAGCCCCTCTAGATAGAGGAGCTTATATATTTACTTAAGAATAAGTTGCTGGTAAATATTCGTTGTGTTTCTCTTTTAAGTACTCATCAACACTATTATGATCAACGTTATAAGACAATTGTTCTTTGTAAAAATCTAATCTTGCTCTTGCATTATTAATAATTTCAGCCCAAGTCATCACAATAACTTCTACATTGTACTCTAGATCGTCTGATACCACACCTTTACGCTTTCCTCGTTGATTGGATTCTCGTTTTGCGAATTGGTCAAGCTCATTTGAAACTGCTATAAATGTCCACTTTGTTTTACTATGATCGAATCGTTCATCAGATGACACTGCGTAAGCATAGTTTTTAATTTGAGTAATTACTTCAGAATTAATTTTCTGACTTGGACGCTTTAATTCTACAACTAAATATTCTTTATAACCTTGGCTAGGCTTTCTTGCTTTATGAAAAAATAAATCAACTCTTCCTTGTTTTCCATCAGAAAGAAATACTGGTTTATCTGCATCAAAACTATCTTTATCATAATAATCTAAATGTGTTGCATGAATCTTTAAAACATCATTTAGTGTATTTTCACTTCCTGAAAAATTAAAATCTTCCATAAAAACCCAAGTTTCATTTTCTAAGATTTTATGTAACTGATCTCTTTCCAAAAGAGCTTTTTTATTCTCTTTATCAAAAAGAAGATTTTCTAATCCTTTCAAAAAATTAAGTCTATCTGCAACTATCTTTGAAGAACGGATTATAGATGTTAGAGATGTATTCTCTAATAATTTAGAAAACATTTCCTTCTCGTTATCATTCAATTTTAATACCTCTTCCAGAATTCTTTGCATTGATGCTGGATTCTCTTTTATCGCATTAGATAGCAATTGGAAAGTTAATCTCTTTGATTCAATAGAACTAGAGCTAAATCTAGGTAGGTTATCCTCAACCTTAACAGCTACGATATCAAAAAGATTTTTTTCTATTTTTTCAACGGATGTATATTCGTTTGCTACATACGGATAAATATCCAAATCTATCCAAGATTTTATTCTTTTTGCATTTTCTTCTTCTCTTTGTTGTCTAAGATATTCATTTAATTTTGTTATTGCTTCTGTAATAAGTTTTCTCGCATTTTCATCCATATCAACTATGCTCAAATTATCACTTTCATTTAAGCTGTTAATAGTCTCTCCACATAAATAGACAGTATAGTTATATCCTTGCTTTCTAATTCTATTTTTAGTGTCATAATCACAAATGAAGGAATAATTCTCTTTGCATAGATAAAAATCTGAAACATCTTTCTTATCCCAAAGAATAATTTTCATTTTCCCATGAATATCAGACTCTTCACCTAAAATAATTTCAGTTTCAGTGTTAATTAATTCTCGAGGGTCTAGAAGAGTTCCATTTACAAAAATCTGGATACCTGAATATTGGCAAAGATAACCCGCAAATATATAAGTTAATTTACTAATAAGGCTCTCTGTTGTTAATGCTTGAACTTTATCATCAATTTCATTAATTGTTACTAAAGTACCATAGCTATCAAGCTTACTTTCTGCATCTTCGTTTATATCCACTTCATTTAAGGAATCACGAAGAGCTGAGATATGAATATGCTTAGTCTTTTGTTGATCATCTAGATAAGTACTATCCCAAAGAACGCTCCTACCTAATGAAAACGCTTTAAATCTACCTTCTCCTTTCTGTCCATGTAAATAACGACCACCAGACGTTGTTCTTTCTCTATTCTTCCATGAACCACCAAGGGTAGAGAAAGAATCATTGCCTCTATCCAAACTAATCCCTGTTCCGTTATCTTCGATAGTTATTTTATCTATTTTTCCCAAATTACCTTCATGCAACGCTACATAAATAACGCTAGCATCAGCATCTAAACTATTCCATACTAACTCAGCTATGGCTAGATGAGGTGCAATACTCGCAACCCGTTGCAGATGGTCTGCTTTAATAGAAACTGTTTTTCGCGCCATTCTATAACTCTCCCAACAATGAGTCTTCGTAATATTTTAGTAAATTATATTTGATTAGTTATAGCTTATCCATTCTTTATAGGTAAAAAAGCCCCTCTAGGTCAAGGGGCTTTACAAACTTACCAATTACATACTTTCCTTAAAGGCTCAATAGATTCCTTCAAGCCTGAAATATTAAATGGCAAGGTGATTGGTGATTTACTATAAGGTGATACTTTCACCAACATTCTGTCTTTATCAAACATGGATTTAATCACTGAAAGAGGTTTTTTCACAAAAGTAGCTTCATAATCTGTTGAAGTATTCCAAGTTGCTTTAATCGATTTATCTTTATCCAAGCGATACTCAACTCTTACATAATCATTGTCTAAATAAATTCCAGGATAATGAATAAACATCTCTGTTTTGTTATCTTTACAACGAATCATCATACTAGCTCTCACACTTCTACCATACACATTAAAAGCTTCTAAAGATTTAGTAGTCATATAGACCGAAATGGAATCATTCATTTCAGATCTTTCAAATGAAATATTCCAAATATCATGACTAAGATTAATATCCGCTATACAAATAACAGGAAATAAAGATGATATTAATATTAATTTTTTCATACTATTTCTCCAGCTTTTTTAGTATTGTTTGCTTCAATGCCGTCATTTCTTCTGGAGAGAAATTTTCGGTTTCTTCACAGACTTTTAAAGAAATTTCTGATGAATCAATAATATTCTTGAGATTCTTATTAGTTAAATCCACATAAAAAGACTCTTCATATTTTTTGGGTGTATTCATAATTCTATTTAAGTCTTCATCATCTTTCGATAAGACATCTTCTGCATACACTCGGCTACCATTACTTCTTAGTCTAATTGATTCGGGAATTAAAGTTTTTTCATCTAAAAGTATAGAGAAAGACTCATAACAATTTATATATTTTCTTTCCTGATTTTCTTTTGAGAATGCTAACACATTAGTTTTAGGCGTAAGAAGCAAAACTTTAATCCAGTTAGTAGACTCAGGATCTCCAATGCTTACTGTATATTCTCCCTTAACATCATCGTTTTCAAATTTAATATTAGGATTAGCTAAAGCTAATACAGGTATCATAAAAAAAGAAAAGAATAGTTTTCTCATTATTATTCTCCAGTTTGTAAAAATATGTAAATTATACAAAACTGGAAAATGTTTTTCTGTGATTTGTATCTAAAAATTAAATAAAAAACTAATCCCAAAGCTCGCCGCACCAATAGCAAAACCAAGTGCTGCAATGATTGCTGCTATTGCTAGCATTTTTCCAACTGTATTTGCACCTTCTGTACTCATTATTCTTACCACCAGCGAATTGCATTGATAAATGGTGTTGAAAATGCGAGAGCTATACCTAATGCGATAACAGCGATCGCAAAAGCAATGGCAACTCTCATTACTGGACTTGTATTCGCTTCCATTTCTAACCCCTCTTTTAAGTGGATTTTTAATTTAGTTTTGCTATAATTTCTCAAAATTTATTCCTTTTAAATCGTGCTTAACTGGAATGAAAAAACCCCAAACACTGCGAATGTTTGGGGTTTGTTTTTTTGCGTAATAAAAAGTTATTAATATTAAAAAGTTATTTTTTATTTTTTTCTAAAATTCTCCGAACATCAGGATCGGTAATAAATTTATTATACCCAGATAAGATCATATCATTAGCAACGTTTGCATAATCTATAGGTAGTCCAAATTTACCGGTTTTTTTAGGGTCAGCAACATAATCTTTATTTAGCAGTGTAGAAGATGTTTTTGTGTTTACTAATGTGTAATTAATAATATAAGTCCAATCCACACTATAACCTAAATCATCCATTTTAAATTCTTTAACCACTCCATCTAACCTAATATTGGAAGACCCTAATTTTACACCTGTTTTCTCTAACTCTAACGCAGTTCCTCTTTGAACTAAATCAGCAACATTAGATGAAACATAGATTTGTCCTGCTGCTGTACTCTGCATCTGGTTACTTTTTACTTTACCTTGTAAATACGGTTGATATGTAAATTCACCGATATTAGCAGAACCTTCGAATCTCGTATAATTTTGTGGAACATACGAAGATACAGGTAAAGTTACCGAACAAGCACTTAGAACGCTTGCTAATCCTAAAATCAAGAGCATTTTTTTCATTTTCTTAATCTCCCATATAAAAAAAGAGGCTATATTCTACTCATTTTAGAAACTATTTCTGTGATCTATGTCTAGGAATTTAATTTATCAACGGATTTAAGCATTTCCATTCAATCTCCTATTTCTCAAAAATGTCGTATGATGCTTGTTAATTTGTTCATCTGCAATTTTCTTCATTAATGCTATAGTCACCTCTAGTTGTCCATTGTTTTCTTTTGACTCAACATTGGCTTGTACAGGCTCACCGTTGTTAATGATTTTTATTGAGATATTCCTATTAGAATTAGAGGTTGGAGAGGCTAAACGCGGAACATCTACACCGCCACCATTCGCAAAACCTCGTTTCCCGTAATTCAGATAATTGAGATAATCCAAGCCAATTCTACTTGTCGCTTCTTTCGTGATGACATACTCACCGCGATGAACAATACCAGCTGGTGTGTATTTACCACCAAATCCAGTAAATCCCCCTCTAGAGAAACCAACAAGACCGCCATTGTAATGCTCACCCACAATGCCACCTTCAGCTTTACTTTCAAAACCAAGAAAGCTACCTATAGATGTGCCACCAAAAGCGGATTTTAGCGCATTGAAAATCATCATTTTAATGATCATTCTAGCTAGATCCGCAATGATAGATCTGGCTAAATCAGCAAAATTAGCCTTACCTGTCATCACAAAATCCGTTAAAGCATCTGTCATTCCATTTAATGCTCTACCTGTAATTTGCCCAACATTCCCCATCACATCATTAGCTTGGTCGCCAAATTCTTTAATGCCAACTTTTAAACCATTAAAAGGGTCTGATTGATCCGCATTTTTCAGCCACTCTTGCCATTCAGTATTTTTTAGATCTGTCGCCTGTTGCTTACGTGCAATATCTGCTTGTGGTTTAGTTAAACCACCTTTCACTTCTAGTAGTTCAATCTCTTTCAGGTTATTGATATACGTTTGCTGAGCAGCTAATAAAGGATTGTATTTAGCACTTAACGCTAATTTGGCATCTCCGGCTTGTTCTGCTGTAATCCGATTAGTTTTTTGTAGCTGATCGATTAGCTTGAGATGTTCAGTCAATTCGCGCTCATATCTCAATGATGGCACATAATTTTCCGCGACTTCCATTCTCTCTTTGGCGTATTTTTCAGTGATTAAAGTTTTAGCACGTTCCATCTCCTCATGACCAATTTTTGCTTTTTTCGCCTTCTCTAACATATCTCTCAACGCTTGCTCCTCATTAAGAGATATTTGAGTTAAGCTATCAGCGCTCGCTTTTTGAAGTTCATTATAAAAACTTTTCCATTCACTTAGACTATCTTGACCTGAAGCACTAAATTTATCAGTTTGTGATACGAACCCAAATGCAGCTTCCACCTCTTTCTTCATTCCGATCAATTCTTCTAAAGAGAATTTAGCGTCCTTAATGTGAGAAAGCTCTGATTGTGCAGCAATATAGTTACCAACGGCGATTTCTCTAAGAACCTTAGCATAGTCAGCGCCTTTTTCCCCTAAAACATCATAAAGTTGAGAAAGTACATAAGATGCCTTTTCATTTCCTTGCTGTTTTAAAGTTAAAATTTCAAACTTCTGTCTTGCTTCTTCAGTTTTCTCTTTGAGTTTTGCCAACTCGGACTCTATGCGACTATATCCATTTTTCGCTTTCTCTGTGGCCTTCGTGGAATCTGTGAAAGATTTTTCAAGAGATTTAATAAAAATCTCAGCATCTTGTGAGCTTACCCCTACTAGCAAAAGTTTTTTTCTAAAATCGTCAATGTTTTTACCGCTACGCGCAAACATTGGTGCTAGAACCCCAAGCTGTTTTTCTAGTGTCTGAAAATTAATTCCTTCACCTTCTCTTAATTGAGCAAGCTTATCTTTCAACCCATCTAGTTCAGATTTTAATGTATCAGGAACCGCTAATCCTAAAAATTGATTCATCACTCGTTGAGTATTTCTAATCTCCGCTTCTACGTTTTTAACCTGCTCTCTAGAGTTATTTAACTCTTTAACCTGATTACGAATGGAAGCAAGTAATGAAGCTTCGCTTAAATCTTCGTAAGATTGCTTTAATCTATCATTTGCCCCAGCTAAATCTAATGCCCTTTCTCTAGCTTCTTCGGCTTTTTGCTGGAAATAAAACAATGCACTAGCCGCTATGGTAATAACTCCAACTGGTCCACCTAATAACCCCATTACCCCCTTCAATGCACGACCAGTGATAGATGCTTTAGCTTGAGCAGTCGCTAAATTATTTGTTGCTACCGCCTCCGCATTGGTTAGACTGGTAATAAGTGTCGCTTGTTGAGCCATTCTCATTCGAAGAACTGAACGAGTTTGCTCCGTTTGCGCCAACTTCAATTCAGATGCCAACACCGCCATATTAGCACGAGCGGTATTAAGCTCTGCCGCAGCTTTTACTTGCTCTGTTTTGGCGACTTGTAAATTAGCAAGGCTTTGCTTGTACCTATTTACCGCGGCCATGGCCATTGATTGCCCATATTTAGCCAAATGACCCAACATAACACCACCAATGATAGCACCAAGTGTATTGAAGTTTTCAGCCAAAAAACTCACACCTTGAGCTAATAAGTTGGTTGCGTTGGTAGATTGATTCAAATCCCCAACAAACTTTAAGGTCGCATTTTGCATCTGCTGCATTGCTTGCCCGAATGTAAGAGGCATTTCTTCAAATTGCTTGTTGATTTTCTCAGTTGAGCCACTGATTGCTTTAAAAAGTAATTCCGAGGTAATTAAGCCTTCAGACGCCAGTTTTTTCACTTCAGCTCGACTTTTCCCTATATATTCCGCGACTACATCAAGAATAATCGGCGCGGTTTCCGCAATTGTTCTAAATTCATCACCTTGTAAACGCCCTGAGCCAAGCGCTTGTGATAATTGCATTAAAGCACTAGCTTGCTCTTGAGCACCAACCCCACCCACTGCCATTGCTTTGTTAATGGTTTCGGTAAACTGCAATGCTTGCTGTTGCGATACGCCGTAATCCTTCAAGGCTCGTGATGTTCGAACATAGAGCTGTGTTGTTGATTCAAGACTGGAACGTGTACGTTGAGAAATATTAAATAACTCGTTTTGCGCCTTATTTAACTCTGCCAATGAACCTGTCACAAATTTCACTTGAGCGCGCAGGGATTGCATTGTGTCAGCCATTTGTAAGAATCCTGAGAGGCCTTGAATGCCAATCCCTAACGCCATTAATCGTTTCAATGCGTTCACAGCAAGGCTTAGGGAATTAACAGCTTTTTCCGTTTTTTGTGATACTTGCTCAACACTACGTAAGTCGCGATTTGCGCGAGATATACCATTAGTTCTAATCTCAATGGCAAGAGTGGCTATATCTGTCATAAATTATCCTTGTTTCATTAGGCTACCACCTCTTTAAATTCACAAGAGATTGTCCAGTGGCTCTCTTTTTGCTCAATGTCCCATTTTGAACATTTGAATTTACCTTGCGTGGAGTGGTAAGGGGACCACAAAAAAGCCTTATACCCTTCGTGACGGTCTAAAAAGGCTTCAATTTGTTGCATTTGATTTATATCTCCACTAAATGTAAGAGAGTAGCTTCGTAGATTGTGGTTTAACCCTTGTTTTAGACGTTGTTCGTAGCCATCGCCGAAAGTAATGGTTTTGACTTTTGGCTCTTTGCTTAATTTCATTCCCCAGTTTGGAGCAAAGGTAAAGGTTTCCATTCGCCACCTATTCATTTTGAATATTAAGAAAAACCAAATCGATCCGTTTCAATACATCAATCTCCCACATCGAAAGGCGAGTTTGATATAACTGCGACCACGCTACAATTTCGCTGTATGTAATTGGATTTAATACCATTCCAGCCTGACGAGAAAGAGATAGCTGCTGAAAGATCACAAGCAAATGCTGTACTGCCAAATTAGGCTCCGGATTATCCAGCTCTTCGGGTGTAGTGCCTGTTTGCTCAGCAATTGCTTGTAAATGCTCTCTCAGCGTACTGTTTGATTCTTTTGGTTTCTTATCTAGTTTAAATTCCTGCTCCGCATAGCGAAGCAGTTCATCTATTAGCTCACCAAGAACTTTCCCAAATCATTGGACTGCTCAAGCACTTGCTCAATAATCCAATCACATTGTTCTAGCACCATTCGGGCATTTTCAGGCGTAAACGGTAAATCTTTTTTATCGCCCCATTCGATATTTTCCCATCCGACAATACGACTGATTGCAAGTTCAACTGATTCTTCACGAATTTCGTCCAACTCTTTGATTTTCGGTTTACGACTACGAGCGTTTTCAAACTCTTGCTTTTGAGCCAGCCGCATCTGTTTAGCGACAAATTTTTGCGCTTGATCGCTTTTCGCGCTTACCACGCTAACATAAGCTCCTAATCCTTCGCCTGTGACAGGGTGTAGTAATTCAAAACGGTGTGATTCTGACAAGTTACCTTGTGAAAGATTTTGTAGGTTCATTTAAATTTCCTTAATTGTTGAAAATAAAAAACCTCAACTATTGCTAGTCGAGGTTTGATTTATTTGGCTTAGATTAAGCCAATGTATCTTGTACAATCATTGTGGTTGCTACTTTTAATATATCATCAATTTGGCTTTCCCCATCGTACACCTCTGGGAAAGCATCAAAATTCAATGTTTGGATGATATTTTTTGCTCCATCATCCGTATCAATAGATGTGAGTTTGATACCCGGTAAAATGATTAATACGTAATCGCTGTTAGTGGCATCTTCTGCGTCCATCCGCAATTCAAGGGAAAGCGTTTCTCCCCGACGAATAGCATCAAACATTTTCTTATCTTGCATATAGATAGAAAATGAGCCACTCACCGCAACGGTGCCGATAAATACATCAGGGGCGTATCTTGCACCCAATACAGGTTCACTAGACGCATTTAAGTCAATATCCAGCTTAAAGCCGGTTACAAGCCCTAAAGATTGTTTATTAAACAATAATTTACCCGTTACACCAGCGAGTTTGCCTGATTGGTTGATGTTGGTTGGAGAAGTAAAATAAGCCGTGGCACCCTCTTCACTCCGTTGACCTAAAAATCCGACACTAATTGAAGCAATGCCATTAGGTTGCACATCAATACTAATCTTAGATACTCTGCAACCTAAATATGTACGACTGACATTAATATCCGAGAATAAATCTTCAATAGTGAATGAGTCTGTGGTGTGGTTGTTTTGTGGTACAACTAAGATTTTCCCTTGTTTTTCACCACTACCATTCGTTGTTTTCTTGATAATAGGAGCTTTCGCTTGAGTGGTGAAATTTCCGCGTAATACTGCGGCTAAAAAGGCTGACCATTGACCAGCGGAAAGTTCCCCTTTCAATTCTCCTTCTACCTTCTCAAAACCTGTAATTGATGCTGCACGTTGCATATCATCACGTATTTCTTGAGATTGAAAAGACTCAAAACTGGTATCTAATGAGCTTTCTATGCGAGGAAGGATTTTTGCTCCTGTACGTGTAGCTTTAGTACCAAATTGGGTTTCTTTGGCGAAAACGATCGTGCGTTTCGTGCCTTGTGCGTTTGTTGCCATGTGTTCCTCCCTTAGAGTTCATAGGCAGTAAAGTTGATAGTTACTGGTAGCGCAAGAATATTATCATTAAGATAAGCGCCACCTATTTGTGGTGGGGAGTGGATCACAACTTGAACACCTTTTTCTAGTAAATGATTTACCATAAAAATGATGCCTGATTTCTACGGCTTTCTCTTCGATCTCAGCTGTTCCTTTCCCTGATGGGTAATACAAAGTCACTTGTAAAAAACCGATTTCTTGTGCCTTAGGCTTATCGCTAATTGCACCTGTTAGCGCATTGGAGATATTAAGAAACACGCTTTGATAAGGCAGGTTTAATACACTTTCTACACCTTCCCATGCAGTTTCTATATCACTTATTTTTGCTAAATGCCCTTGGAGTATCGCCCTGATTTTCGCTTTCATTAATAGAATTTCCCTAGGTTGCTTTTTAGCCAAGCTTGCATCTCTTGAACAGTGATTCTCACCATGCCATGTGGTGCCTGAATGGAAAAGCCGTTTTTTGTCTTACGTCCACCAGACTTTGGGTATAAACCATACTCAAGCGCTGGAGCATAAGGCTTATCGGTCGCAATAATAATGCTATCTTTAAACTTAACAGAACTAAGTGCGGACAGATCGCCATTATAGGCTTGTGGCATACCATTGATACTCACAGTCCAGCTCGCCCTTAATTGCCCAGTATCTACTGGTGTTTTCTGTCTTACTCTTTCGTATGTTTCAATCCCTACTTTTCTCAGAACAAGATCTGCTTTATTGCCGATCTTTTCTCTGAATTTTGCTATATCAATAACAAAACTTCCCATATTAATCACCCAATCGTCTTGCTTGGCATTGATAAATGATGACGGTGTTAGATGGCTTAACTGGCTGAAAATTAACAATAAGCCATGTTTCACCGTTCACTACAACGTGTGAGTTTAATTCCGGCTTAGCTTCTGCGGTGAGTAGAAGTACCACATCACCTTGTTTCACCATGACTGAATCACTTCTGCTGATTCCATTACTTTTAAAGCTAGGAAAATCATAAGCAAGATTATCGAAGATACAGAAAGCTTTGTTTTCCACTGTCTGAACAGTATTAACACTTCCTGTTTCTGGATCGTACTCACCTTTTTTTTCAATTCTCACCACACACGGAGAACCAAATTTTTTGATGAGTGATGATGAAATATTTTTTAGCCTACCGTACATATCACCCTCTTAACATTCTAGCCTTACCGCTACCTTGGCTTTTATCCAAATAGGTATCAAGAATGCCCTTTACATATTCAAAGCGGTTACTTGCGTTACCAGATGCTAGGTTTTTCTCGAAATTCACCGAAAGAGGACCAACACGAACGCTAGACATTTCACTATCTGGATTTTCATTCAGATTCTCGTAAAGAGCTAACTCAAATACAGCGTATTTGACCGAAGTTGGAATGCCTTTACTATCAGTCCCACCAGTATTAGTGCGAGGAAATGCTCTAGGTTGTGATGATTCTACCTTTCTACCAAGAAAACGATAATTGAAGTCTAAGAAATCCGATGCGCTCACTAAACGTCTTGCTTTCGTTTCGTCGTCAAGCTCTTGCCATACAAATGCACTGTTTCTGTTGGCATGATATTCATTAGCTTCTTCCAAAGTGACGTAGGAGTCATTAGGGATTATTAAATCCATATTTCCCCCTTTACTTTTAAGTTTCTTCGCTAAGTAAGGCAATCAAGTCATCTTTCTTGGCTTTAGGATCAAAATCAATCCCTTTTTCAGTTAGCATTGTTTTTAACTCTTCTACTTTCAAAGCAGACAAGCCTTTATCATCTTTTTTGGTTTCTTCTGGTCCTAAAACGACCCACCCTAGAGATTCATGCTCAGAAAGCGTGCTTTGATGTACTACTAGCTGCTCATTTTGTTTCTCAATTCTAAAAAACATAATCTTTCTCCATAAAAAAAGCGCTCCTTTCGGAACGCTCTTTATGTTGTTTCAGGTTAACCCGCTAAAATTGCCAAGTGGCGAGAATTAATAACTTTCGCGCCCCAAGTCATACCAATTTCAAACTTAACTTGGCGGTATTGACGGTAAACGCGAACTTCAAACACTAATCCAGTAACTGGATCAGTTAAGAACATAACATCTTCCGCGCTATCTCCACCTGTTGGCTGTGCTGGCGCACGTGTTGCAAGCACAATAGCGTTGCGGTCAAAGGCAAAGTTAGGTGTAAAGTCGCCAAATGATGTAATAGTTTCACTACCAGACATCGAGGTGACAATCCCCGGTGCGTTGATTTTTAATTTGCCCGCACCGTTGCCTAAATCTTCCGCCACGGTGTAGATGTTGCCTTTATCATTGTTTAGATAAATCAAATCACCCGCTTTGAAATCACCTGTTCCAGCCTGTAATGCAAGTTCACGCAATCCCGTTGCCGCACCACCATTTAAAGTTTTTGACGCAGCATTACCTTGTTTATGCATTGAGATACCAGCAGAGTTGCGAAGGGCAAAACCTTGCACTCGATCTGTATAGCCGTCGCGTAACATATCTGCACTACCTGCCTCATTCACTTTGAATAAAACAGACTGCACACCACGCAAGTTAGCCATCGCACCAGAGTTGACGACTAATTGACGATCCACGATAGGACAGCCGTTATCATCAAGAATACGGGCAACACCAGCAAAGTCAGATAAATTACCTGCTGTACCAAATGGTGTCTTGCCATATGTACCGTAGGCACGAGAGGCACCAATCAACGCTTTAATTGCGACATCGCGCTCAATCGTATTAACAAGTTTGCGCATACCATCAGCAAACTGATCAGCTAATACGCCATTATAAACGCCAGCGTTATTTACACGTTTCTCATCTTCACCAGTCCAAACGATAGGAGCAGCTTTTGAGTGCTCCATCTTAATTTTGACTGATTCAGGAGTTGTGCCGCCTGTGTTTTTAGGCTGTTGACCCGGTGAAATATCTTCAAGTTCACCTGCACTTGCGATTGGCACAGTCACTTCATCACCTAAAGCAGCACGCTCCGCTGTTGAGTTGCGGTTAACCGCAGGAATAAACCCAACCATCTCACGAGAAACTGTGTTTAATGCAGCGAAAAGAGATGGTGCAATTGCTGTTAAAGTATTTTTTTCTGCCATTTCTGACCTCTTTTAATTTAGTTAGTTAATGTAATTCCATCCTGCATAGTCTTCATTTGCTCAGCAGGAGAGAGTTTTTCGAATTGAGCGCGAGACATCGTTTTCGCTCCATTTTGGCTACCATTAGAAGATCCACCGCCTTGCGATGCTGGGAACCAGTGAGGTGCTTTTTCTTTCATGCTTTCGAACCATTCTTTCAGTGTTAACGGCTTGCCATCACCACCAAAAGTATTTTCATCAATTGGAACAACAAGTCCTTCATCAAGCTTGAATGTGAGCTTGGCTCTTAACACTGCATCATCTACACCGAAAGTAACGCCGGCTTTGGTTGCTTCACTACGGATAGCGTTTTCAAGAACCAATCCTGAATAGTGATCTAAGCTTGCTTGCAGTTTGTTCATTTCTTCTTGATGTTTGTTGCTCAACGCTTCAATCTCACGTTGTTTTGCCTCATTGACTTTGTTTACTCGATTTTCAATGACTTCTTTATATTTGCCCTCAGCAATTTTTTTCATTTCCTCATCATTCTCGAATTGAGTCATGAGATTTTTAATGGTTTCTGGGTCTAAGCCGTCGAATTTAGCTAACTTCTCTTTCAAATCTTTCTGAGCGCCTAGCAATTCAGAATTCTTTGTTTTAAGTCCAGCAACTTCTTTTGCGACTGCTTCGCTAATGGCTTTATCAAGATCGGCTTGTGTATATTTCGCCTCACTAGCACCGTTACCACCGGCACCACCGCCAAGTCCATCAGGATTGTCATTAAATTTTTGCGAGAATTTACCTAAATTCATAAAATTGTACATAAAAGATCACCTCGTGATATGTTGTTGATGTGCCTAGCACGTTGGAATCGCCATTCCTTGAATGACGGGTATAAAAAAACCGCCTCGTGTTTCCACTAAGGCGGTCGTTGTTTTCTGTTTTAAATCTGTTAGTGCATTTTTAATTCACTATTTTCATAGCGATCGCGCTGATCCATTGCGTGGTGGATGCAAATATCAGCACTTTCAAGAACAATTGGCTTACACCAACAATTTTCGCTATGTTCATGCTCTCTTAAGTCGTTTACTGGATAAACATGGATTAATTCACGGTTCATATTTTCCTTTTATTCGGTAATAAAAAACCTAGCGCTAGGCTAGGTTTGTAAAAATTGTTTAGCTTGTTGATATTTTCTCTGTCGAGATAAATCCTTTTCTGTTATTTTTGGCAAACGACTTAAATCCATATTATGAGTGAGATCAGCTATTTTAACTTTTCTCGCAATTTCATTTGACCTCACTCGTAACAAGTAACTCTGGTAACATTCACCCTGTCGCTTGGTTATTGCATTGACAGCAGCGGCAACAACCTCGCCAAATAAAGCTGAAATATCACCTAATGAAGTTTCGGTATCTTCTACGCTGTCATGCAACCAAGCCACAGCAATAACATCATCGTGCTCACCTGTAAGCATTTCAGCGACAAAAGATAAATGACAAATATAAGGACTTCCAGCCTTATCAAATTGATTAGCATGTATCTGCTCTGCAAATAATTTTGCTTTATCACTTATGCTTATTAATCCATGCATTTGCCATTTCCTCCGATATTTGCTCGAAATCAACAAAATCACTTGCTAAAATTTTGTCGCCCCAATAAAACGCATCAGAATTATCCCAAGCATTTTTTTTTAAATCAAACTTGGCAAACGTTAAATAGTCGCATGCTTCACCTCTCACAAGCAATTGATTATTTGACTTTGGGAAAACAAGATAATATTCCATCGCTAATTCCTGATCTTTCCTATATTGGCAGGGGTTTCAAGTTGATTACTTAAATCCTTCATCTTCTCATTAAGTTTTTTAAGCTCCTCAGATGAAACATTAAGAATCCTTGCTTTTTCATATAACTCATGCAATTTTCCATTCTTCAATTCAAAGCTTTGCTTAGTGTGATATTGCATTTCAAATTTAATGCCATCTTTTTCAATGATTGTATTAATGCCTTTATATACAGCACCTTTTCGCCAAGTATTTTTAACTCTGGTGATATTATAACCTTTTTCAGTAAGAATTTCCTGCATTCGAAAATAATTTCGCGTGAAATTCTTACTCTCAAAAATTGTGGTATAACGCACAATATCAGTTATTTTACTTAGCGATTCTCCTTCTGTTATTCCGGTTCTAACAATATCCGTTTGAACTTTACGCGTGATAGAGTCAATGCTTTTCAAGCGAAAATCTAATCCATCTAAATAGCCATTAGATTGTTTAACAATAGATAGCATATCATTTGTAAGTATAGGCTCTAATTCACTTGCGCGTTTATAAACGGCGTTTACTGCACTTTCAACACCACCTAACTTAAACTGCTCCCTAAGCTCTTTAAGTGTCAAGGAGCGCCCGGACTGATCAATCATATCCCGAAAAGTGATAACCCCGCTGCGCCATAAATCTGCCTTACCTTTACCTAGGATTTCATCTTGTTGAGCCTTGGTTTTGTTTTTAAGCCAATCTTCATAGGTTATGTTAGCTTTTACTTGACCGTCCATACTTGCTCTGGTGCTTTCTGGAATTTCATCAACATCAAAGCCTAACTCTCGCCAAGATTTCATAATTAGACGCAAGGTTGATCTACAGTTTGGGTGTAATGGTGGTCTTTGGTACGGCACCTTGTGATCACCAATTGGCTTTTGGTTTAGGTCCCACACTAGACCATCTCTAGCGCGACAAACTTCTGACGTTCTCGTATCAAGAGTACTAATGTGTTGCTCGCCTTTAATGATATCCATGTTTTCATCACGCAAAAGCTTGTGAGCTTCGTCGTTAACCTTCATTACTGCCGTTCTAACTAATGTTTCAGCAGAACGACGTGAATGCACCATAAGCTCATTCACTTCTGTGATGATTCTGCTTGTTGCTTTACCGTCCAAAACCCCCTGTCTAATTAGCCCAGAGAACTTAAAACTTAAATCGCCTCCCTGTTTATCGAACCAATCAGACAAAGGTGAACCAGCGACGATTTGGGCGGTTTTATTGGCTTTTAACTTATAGTCCGGCACCTTGTTGAATAAATCGAATTTTACGGACTGGTTATATATTTCCATTATTGCCAAAGTTTCTATTGGTAAAAGACTTTGCAACTCACCATCTGTAAAACTATACATTTCAACATAGTAACTCTTGATAAGTTTTTTTATCTCACCAAGTAACTTTGCTACATCTCTTTTACTTGCATTTTCCAACCCAACAGCAGAAATACGACTCAACATCTGTTTTTGCAGTTTATTGAGCCGTTTTACGATTTCTCGTCTTAATGAGGCGTCATAACGAAAGAGTAAGATTTTATGATCTGTGAGCAGATGTTCTATTTGCTCATCAATACTCATTGTTTTCTCCATGGAAATTTCCACTCATACTTTCGACTTCTAGTCTAGCTTGCTCATCTTCCCAACTAGCATGATCAGATAGCAAACCTCTGCGTTTTGCCTCTTCAAATGTTGTTTGGGTGGAAATGACTCCAGCCGAGTTCAGTTTAATAACCATATCCAATGAGGCGTTAGGATCGATTTCGCTATCAATATTGCCGCTTATCTCAACATTACCTACGTTCTCAATACCAAGCCAGAAACCTACATATTCAAGCGCTAAATCAAGTGCGTCTTCGAATTTGTTGGCATACAGTCTTAATTGACTGATTTCTTTTCCTTGCTCATCTCTTGCTTGACTTTCAGTCATAGCGATAATGTTTTTTATAAGAAGTTTTGCTCCTGCTACCAACATCTGAGATTCAAGCTCTTTAATTGATTCTTTCCCGGCACCTATTGCATTACCTGAATGTTCAACATAGAAAAGACTACCTTCTCTTGGCAGATCAATTATAGAACCCCCAATTTGAAACTGTTCCCCCTCAATTGCTCCAGTTCTAGCAAGGAGCGGAACTCTTGCAACACTAACAATGTTGTCTTGATCTGATTGGGATTGCCAATGCTTGATATTTAAGTGGGCCAGCTCTAGCAATGGAGGTCTTCCAATGCCAAAGTGATTATCTTGTTTTGTGATAAAAGGTACGATAGGAATAAAATCAAGAGTTTTGCCTAAATGCTTAAGCTCAACCTCAGCGTGCAAGTAATAATCGTTTTCTCCATCTTTCGTATTTTCAATTTTTCTGAATTTTCGAACCCTTCCACGCTCATACACATTGATCTGCTCAATTTGTTTTAACCCAAATTCTCCATTCTCTTCATCAATGAACTCACGGTATCTAAATTGAGTAAATACACGTTTACCGTTAATTCTAGCTGTTTTAAAACCCAAAACTGAGGATGGATGAATGTGAACTAAATAAGGTCTAGCCCCCATGGCTTTTTCTTCTGCTAGCGTTTTGGCATCGTTTGTGACTGGGTAATCGACCAGAACATAACTAACACCATAGGCTAGTCCTGCGTGAAACCAACTCGATGCAAATACATCAAGGTTGTTACCTTCCATATCAACATCCGGGAGTATTTCACTAACAAGCTTATTGTTGATCTTTGTGATATTAATTGGGGTAAAAAAAACTCTCCCGTTCATTTGGGAGAGTGTTTCTTCTAAAGCTGGATAAAGTGTTGTTCGTTCTAGCCTATTTTTGTAAGTATCCTCGTCTTCTAATGGGAACTTCGGTAAATAGGTTTTGCTAACTTCTCTCATTCGCTCTGTTCCACCTAACAAGTCATCTATAATGCGAACACGCGAATGCAATTTCGCCATTTCTGGCGAAGTATCAGATACTTTAAACATATAAAATCCTTAGCGTACTTTTAATGGAGATTGCACCGATATTCCAACAGGTTGCATTAGTGGATTTAACGCGTAGCGAATTGCGTCGATATAATGATTGTGTTCATCAAGTACGGTAGGTAGCACATCACCACTCAATCTATCTACTTTGTAGCTATATAGCCTAAATTCTCGGAGTGTTTCTTTACATCTTGGGTGAATATAAACTTTGTTGTAAGACTTGATATGTTCTATACCGTCCTCAACTGATCCGCTCCACTTTTTAACGCCCTCAATTCGAGGGATACCGTTGCGTTTAAGATAGCTAATTGATTCAGGTCTCGCTGAGTCTGCTCGCAATATATGTTTTTCCACGTCTGGCACTCTTTCTCTCACAAAACCTGCGGTGTGATCTAACTCTAAGCCTGTTTTGCCTGCCTCATACTCAATATACAGATCATTATCAAACACCCAGCACTTAACCACAGCAGTTGGATCTTTAGCAAATCCAAAATCTAGCCCAAAATAAGGACCGTTAAAGTCTCGATTTGGTGAAAACTCTAACTCTTCGTATTTATCTTTGAATATTTGAGCTTCACTTGCCTCTAAGTAAGCACCTTCCCAAATCCAGCGATAAGTTGCATCGTCTAGGCGTTTTTTATCATTCAGCCTTTCTTGCTCTAACACATCAGGAAACCATGGATTGTCTGTGTAATTCATTTCAACAATAGCAGAATTTTCAGGTGGGAATTGTCTAAAACGCTTATCCGTTGCGGAATCTCTTTTTTCGGGATTCCACGTCAGCCAGATTTCTGAATTATGTTCACGAACCGTAGGAATTAATTTACTCCAAGCCATTTCACTGACCGATTCAGCTTCATCAACCCAAGCAAGTAATATCCTTGCTTTCGATTTGATACTATCTAAGTTATGACGTAGACCAGAAAATATATACGACACTCTGCCACACTTTGTTCTGATGTACTTTTCACCTATTTCAAAAAAATCATTTAAAAATGACTCTGCTCTAATTGCCTGTTTAACTTCTTCAAGTGAGGAATCTTCAAGAGAATTCATAAATTCACGACCACATAAGATAACTCCACTATCGCCAGCCATTGCTCTTTTGTACGCAATTACTGCTGTCATTTTCGCGAACGTTCTTGTCTTCGCTGAACCGCGTCCACCATAAGATCCACGATAACGATAATTACCACTAAAAACAGGGATGAGTTTAGGTGGTATTTCAATCTGTACTTTCATTGCTATTTACCGATGGTGAAACTAATTCAATAATTGTTGGACGATTAAGTGAACTGTCTGAATTAGTGAGATCTACTCGTTCTTTAAACATTCCCAAATGTTTACCCAACAATTCGAGTGCTTTATTTGCTCCTGCAGGCTCAAAAGCATAAACATGATTATCAACCGTATTAACAGTTCCCTCTTGATTGTTTTTAACCGTATCAGTGACAATGACTGATTTACGTCCCATACACATATCACGTAACTCCATTAAGTCACGCAGTACATCATCTTGCGAAATTTGAACTCGTTCTGCCCGAGTGTTTTGGGCTTTTTGGATTTCATCTTGAATGTCTACATTTGACAACAAACGACTGCCTTCACGATTAGCTGCTTTCTCAGCATACCCTGCTCTGATTGCTGCTTGTGTTGCGTTTAGGTCAATTAGATATTCTTCAACAAACCGTTTTTGTTTATTCGTTAATTTAGTTTTACCACGCCCTTTAGACGTGGATTTAACCTCGTCTTTTTTTGGCATAATGGTTAATCCTTTTTTAAATACTTGCTCTGTGTGTATCTGTGTGTATAATAGTATTTGATTAAGGCAAAGGAGGTATCACGTGAACTCACACGACTTAATCAAGGAACTGACAGCAATTGGCTGTACTGAATTGAGATGTAAAGGGTCGCACCATATATGGTATTCACCTAAAACAGGAAAGACGTTTCCTGTTCCGCATCCCAAGAAAGATTTACCAATAGGTACCGTCAGATCCATAAAGAAATCGGCAGGGCTTTTATAGCTCTGCCGAATCCTATCTAGGAGGTTATATGTTATTTACTATTGGTGTTGAAACGCCAAAAAATGAAAATGAAGCGTTTGGCTTATGTGTGCCTGCTCTTTTTAATGAAACATATTCTTGTTTTAGTGCAGCTGATACAGTTGAAGAAATTATTCCAACAGTGACTGATGCTATCTATACAATTTTGGAGATAATGGTCGAAGATAACTTCGACATTTCACAAATAAAAGATTTGGGTTTCATGCATTACAAACAACAAAAGGATTTTGAATTTTGCGATAGCTGGTTGTTAATTGATGTTGATATCACAGCTTATTTCGGTAAGCGTCAACGTGTGAATGTTGTGCTACCACAATATTTAATTGACAGAATAGATCAGCGTGTAGCAAATAACCCAACTTACAAAGATCGCAGCCATTTCTTAACTATTGCTTCACAACGAGAGCTATCATCATCTTTATAATAAAAAAAGGCATAGCGAAATATCTATGCCTTTAGTGTTGTGCATTTTCTACTTGCCACTCTCTTATTTTATCTACGCGATTAAGACATACATCACGCTCACGCTTGAGTATCACAGCATACTTAGCGACATCACCGTACGTTTGACCTGTAAATGCCGTCTTGTCGAGGTGTGCTAATAAAGCACTAGGAATGTGAGGACAAACTTGCACTACTGGCTTACTTGCGCAAGAAGTCAATAATAGAATTAGGAGCGTTAGCATTAAAAGCGTCAGTGCTCTTTTCATCATGTGAAATAGAATTAATTGCTTCATCTGATTTACTCCTTGCTTCTGATTCCAATCGACTAATCTCAAGCGTTAGCTTTTGATTAAGTTCTTCTTGTTTCTTGAGTGACTTAATTGTTTCACTTTGCTTTTCTATCATCTGTGCTTGTTGTTTTGTCTTATTTTCAAGATTAATAATTGAGTAATATTGAAACGCAATAACAGCACCAAGTAACGCAATGACAATAATGTATGCTTTATTGATGAACGAGAACATAATTACACCATTAGTCGTCTATACAGATTTACACGTTCTTCCAAGCCGTTTAATCCGCCATTTACTCTACGAGTTGCCTTTTCTACTGAGGTGACATCTGCAATCTCATTTCTAATCCAAAACCAAACGCCAGCTTTTACGGCTAAGTCCATATTTGTAGCGATGTCATCAATGTTGATATCTCTACCCAGCCACGCTTTAAACGCGGTGTAGTTATTTTTACCAGTAATCTGAACAATGCCACGCCCACGATACCGCCAGCCATCACCACTTGCCTCGTCACCATTTCCCATACGATTGGCATAAACACGATTAGCTATCATCTGCTGATTTCGTGCGTATTGTTTTGCTGTTGTCACATTGAAGTATTTTCTGAATACTTGCAGTAAGGCATATTCTGAATAATTCAGGTTTTCAGAAAACATAGAAAATCCCGCACTCTCATGTCCACACTGAGCAAGGAACATTGCTTGCTGTGTCTTGGTTACGCAACCCGCTTCCTCAATGTTTTCGGCAATAACCTGATAAACCCCACGTCTAGCGCGAGGGAAAACACTATTAAAAGTCGTTTCTGTTATATGCATCATTTTTGTCGATCCTTGTATTGATAAATTTAAACAAGAATTCTCTTAATCGTTCAGTACCAATAAATCCGATCATCACACCTAAAAAATAAGATGCTCTATCTGATTCAATGTGAAAAAAGAATTGTAGGAATGGTTGCGCTATTGGCTCAGCGGTAACAGCTATCAATGCGCAAATCATAGAATCTAAAACCGTGTACCGTAGCATCGGTTTCTTTCTTACGAAGAAAGCACGAAGAATAACAGCAATAATTGCTGAACTAGCAGTTGTTAGAGTGTTTGCATGTAATTGCAACCATAGCCATATCATTGCCCAGATGTCAGGACTTTTCTCAGGCATAAACATTTCCTTATGCCCATTTGGGCAATAAAAAAGCCCAGTCCGTTAAGACTGAGCTTGTGTAATTCTTTTAAAGTAAAATCCCCTAATAGACTAGAGGATTCGAGAGGTTAATTAGACACACGACAATTCATCTTCTATTTCTGGTATCAACTTCTGCATTTGTTTCGTGCTTAACGTTACAATACCAGAAACAATTTTCTGCGTTTTTTCCATTGCCTTTACAACAAATAGCAAAGGAACTAATAGCATAGACCAAGCACCTATATTGATGATAAACGCATCAGAAAACGCTTTATTACTACGATGATATAATTCTTTCAATACTGTATTGTGCGATGATTCAATAAGTTGTATTCTCTTCAATACTCCATCCCGAAATTTATCATCTGTTTCGAATTTATGTTGTGCTTCTTTCATCAATGAAATATTTAGCTTTGGTAAACGTAGCATTAGTCCTGTAAGACTAGAATGCAACATATAGTAAATCACTTTATCATTCTCGCTAAGCTCATCAAGACAAATCGAGTCGAGCTCATCTTTAATTTCAAATAATTCATTACGAATTCCGACTCGTAAATTCGGGGCAATGATTGACTCATACACGAAATGACCAATGGCAAGCGCTACGGTTATATAGAATAACCACATCATTGCTGTAATCATTTTAGCTCTCCTATTTTCTAGATTTCATCTGCTTTTTGTATGTTTTTTGCTGTAATTTCTGATACTGAATAGATAATTCCGCATACTTTCTACGGATTTTTCGACCATCCCAATACCATATAATCAATATTAAAACGGCTAAAACATAACCGATCAAATGACCATCTTTTAATCCTTGAAAAATTTTAAATACCAAATGTGATAATTCTTCTTGTGGAAGACGATATAGCACAAGAAAACAACATAACAGAATGAATAGTAAGGGGAGCTGTCCTCTATTCATTGCTGTATTTAATACATCACGCACTGCCTGTGCCCAAGTGACTTTATTATTCTGTTGTTGCACTATATTATCTCTTCTAATAGACAAATAACCTAGTAATAAGTTCTCATCATAGGCTAAAAATACTTTGTACGGCAAATTTTATACTTATGAGCCTACCAATTCAATAGCTGTTAAAAATATCTTACAATTTTACTTTCACGTTCTCAGATAATAAAAACCCCGACCGTTTCCGATCAGGGTTATAAAATACATTTGCGTTTCTTTGCTTGCAAATATCGCAAGGATATACTAAATATTACACTTTTAGTCTAGACTGCGCAAGTGTTTTTAATTCAATAGATTATCCATCGCTTTAACCAATGCTAAGCGTTCAGTATTTGACTGAATAAACTTTTTAGCTTTTGCCATAACCTGTTCTAAAGGATGTTTGAAGTTATAGAGATACTGCCCACCAATTTGATTTTCTATTAATTTGGCAATGTTTGTATTCTGCAACTTCTCTTGCATTTCGTGAGCTTGGAATAAATGGCTATACATCTGAATTAACAATGCCAATACTTCCTCACTTTGTGCAATGTTGCTCATATTATAGTTCGGTTGAGGTAAAGCAAGTTGTTGTGGTTTTACTTCACCTCTGTGCATTGCTAAAAAGGCTCTTAAAACAATTAAGTGGAATTTAGGACTGATCCACATTGCATAAGATAAAACTAATTCTTCGCAAGCCCATACCCCCGAATTTATCCCTCCACGCAAAGATTTACAAGCTAAGCCCAAATCTGGGCTTTGGCTTTCAACCTCTTTTATAAGTTCTTGGGTTTGATCATTACGAACAAATTTGCTTGGGCGTAAATGTTCTTTAGCTCCACTCGCTTTGTGAAAATCATTCAAAGAGTATAGATTGTTAAAAGTGCGGATAGAGGTATTAAGAATGGTTAAATTTTTCATAACAGATGCCTTTTCGAATTTAGGGCGGATAGGTGGTTCGAAAACCGCTCTGTTAAACGGCGTATGGTATTGGGTATTCCCATACCCACCTATCCATAGATAAATTTTAGGTATAAAAAAATCACATTGACGCAGTGAAAAGCGAACAGAATTATACAAGGAATTGGGTTTCGACTCCCTAAGCCCTGAGTCCATATTAATAAACTACCTAATTCTTGTCAATGAAAATTAGGGTGATCGGCAGCTCAAAACCAGTAAACAGGCTGGCGGAGTTATTCCCTTGCGGTATTGTATTCCTCACACTGCCGATCATTGAATTAAATTGTCTATCTCTTTTCTTGCCTAAATCTGCTGATAGAGAAAGAAGCACAAATTTTAGATACAAAAAAATCACACTAACGGGGTGAATTGAGATAACCGCTGTTTAAGGCTTTTGAGACCTTGAGGGTGATAGTACTACTCTATTATAGGAGTGTCAATTATCCTCATCATTTTCTGAGTTTATTTCTTGATGTTTTTCATACCATCTTGTACATCTAAAAATTGCCATAACTACAGCAAGCATAGAGGTCAAAGAATAAAGTAAAAATAAATACCCAATTGCCCAAAAAACAGGGGTAATGTATTCAAAATAATACATCGTAGCATCATCTAACCAAATAGGTTGGTATGCCAGTGATTCTGCTAATAGTGCTGACACGATACCTAAGCACTGTATTAAAATAAAATGAACAAATGTAGCCGAAACAAAAGTATAAGCAGAATATGGTTCATTTTCGTCTTTTTCAGCTAAGACTGAGCGAAATTGTTCATCTCCAAGACCTAAAAATATAGCAAATCCACCTAAAGAAAAACCAAGTAAATTAGGTAATATAGCAAAACTCTGTTCCCACCAACCACGAGTGAGCCATTGATGTTGCGTTAATACAAGAAAAAGAATAGCTACATGCAAATAAGGAGAACAAAATAATGCTTTCCATCCACCATAAATACGCCAATAATATTGAAAGATTTCATATGCATCTTGATAGCTACTCTTTAATTCTTTCATATTCAATACCTATTGTGTAATTTGTGTAATTTCTTGATGAGTATCAAAGGCTGTTTCAATTAAATGCTGTTCTGCAGGATCTAAACCTTTGTTTTCTTCTGTTCTGTCTGCCACATACGAGGTTTTAATAATCAGGTTAGTATCTTCTGTAGAAGTTTTCCATTTCTGATTACTAGCATCAACTCCTTCTGCAACAACTTTACCATTGGAAGCAGCTACTTTGGCCTCCATCTTAAGTTCTTCGTCAACATTTAAATGTTCATCTCTAACAGTTATATATTCTGTTCTTTGTTTCTTCAAATTTCTCTTTTTCATTTTTTTATATAAACTTTCTTCGACACCTTTAACACCATCAGGATTTGGGCGAACAATCTCTAGAATAAGTTTATCAATATCTTTTCGGTCAAGAAGCTCATCGACTTTTTGTGAATCTGGCTGAATCGTAATTTCTATATCGCCAAATTTTTCAAAAATTTTTTTATTCTGAACTAACTTCTCCAATACTTTTTTAGCTTTAGTTATTCCAAATGAATCATTTTTATGTTTTGTTTGAATATAGAATCTATGACCTTTAGGAATAAATAGAAAAGGGATTTTAATAAAATGTGGTCTTAAATGCTTAGGTACCACTAACGCCTTTTTCTCTTCCTCTGTTGCAACCTTCTTAGTTTTTGTATTTAAACAATCTCTATTTATATCTATTTTTGCATACTTATATATTTGTCCTAAAAAATAACGCTGCCCCTTATATTCTTTATCTGTATTTAATTCTCCGATACATGCTGCATGTGTATCATCAAGTTGAGCTTCAAGTTCGTCATCATTTGTTAGTGCCTTAAATAAACTTTCATAAGATAATTCACCTTTATCATGATTATGCATTGCTACATTTAAAACACCAATTTCAAGTTTTATATTTGCCATCATCTACTCCTTAGATATATTTGTTTAACGTCCTATTTTAATAGATATCGATATATTTATCTGTCGAAAAGCTCACATTTTAAGCATAGAAATACGCAATTATTTCTGCTCCATCAATTGCTCCCTCTACATAACTTTTCGCCTCTGCTAGCTTATTGAAATATGTCGCACGACTGATGTTTAAAGTGCGCCAAATTAATTCTTCGTCAATTCGTAAGGCATACTTGGCCATAATGATTTCATAGCGTAGGTCCTGCTTTTCTTTTAATCGCATAATCTGATTACCAATCAAAATACAAGTCTCATCTGTTAAATTGAAAATATTATAATCACTCGGTGGATCGACCGCTAACCGCATACCTGCAGCAACACAAGGGTATTCTGTACCAATGCGTGAATTTGCGAAACGCCCCCAAACTGTTAAGATCCTATCAATGTGTTGCATTATAACCCCTTACGCTTTTCCAACATTCTGCTTTTCTTATTGAAGATTTTTTTAATCCGTCTCAAGTCATCTTTTGAGTAATGTCTTGGTCTTTGGTCTGCTTCTATCTGCTCAACTTTCTCAACGCCAAGACGTTCAATTAAACCAATTCTGAATTGATGATAATTCCCTCCGTGATAACGATTGCACTTTTTACACTGCCCATGAATGTTTAACGTATAGAATCTTAAATGTGGTGCGCTGCCTCTACTGCGATAGTGGCCAGCATCAAATCCACCACCTAACTGCTCTGCTATTAATGGCGTTCCGCATGAAATACAGCGTTTATTTATGTCTCTCGTGCGGATGTACTTATTAACCGCCTCTTGCGCTTCTTTGATTAATTCGTTATGGGTTTTATTCTTCTCTTTCAAAGCGATCATACGTTTTTTGGTGGCCAATCTCTCACTTCTTTGGATCTTTTCTCTTTTCTTGCGTGATTCTTCTTTGCTGAGCTTAATCGCACAATCGACTGAACAGACTTTCTGTGTTGATTTGTTTTTCACAAAGTAGTTACCGCATACCTTGCATTTATGCTCTTTCGGCTTTTTAGTCACTATAAATAGCCCCCTTCAAAGAACACTCTAACTCTTGAAAAATACTCTCCAACGTCTTTTTTCCAAAATTCCCAGTAACCTTCTTTATCCCCTCTGAGCGAGAAAATTAACCCTTCAATGCTTACTGCAACCAGATAGATAGGAAAGCTTGCTAACACAAATAAAAACCAAATTATTAAATAGACAAAAAGCAAAAGTCCCAGTGCCATTTCTCTCATTCTTTTATCTCCTTTATAAAAAATCACCCATCAACATACAGCCCAAAAACAACATTCCGAGTGACCCAATTACAATTAAAAAATCTTCCATTATTTCCCCCAAAATCCGTATCTATCGTTAAATCTAACGCCATGACTAATGCCATAAGCTGTTACATACTCAATTAGACTCGCCATGCGTTTAACACTCATTTTTGCTGAGCTTTCTCGGATATTGACAAACTCACCCTCTAGACCAGGTACAATTTCTGCTTTTTCATTTGTTGCCATTGCGTGACCTGAGATAAAGAGCACTTTCCACTGCTCCATCGTCAGTTTTTTACCCATAAATTCGAGCTGATTTGCAACGTCTTGACACATTGCGTGAAACTTCGCATTTTGCTCAAGGTTGCGTGTTTTCGGCTTAATATCAACGAATAGTGGCTTGTCATCATCGATAGGTAGTTGAGCAATAAAATCTTGGCAATTTGCTCGAATTTGTTCTGAGCGTAAGAAGAATTGGTTTTTAATTTCCATATCTAATTTCTTCTCCCATAGTTCTTAGCTGCTACAGCATTAATTGGCTTTTCATTAACGAATTGATATGCCATAACCTGATCGCAATCTACAAAATGCCCTTTATCAAACTTCATATAAGCTGTTCCAAGTTCACCAAATCGGTTCTTAGTGATAATGGCTTCTGAATAATCATTATCACTGTCTTTCTTGTATGCCTTTTCTCTGTAAAGCATAATGATTTGGCTGGCATCCTGTTCGATTGAACCACTATCTCTTAAATCAGAGTTTTGAGGGCGTTTATCGCCACGAGAATCAACTTCACGATTTAACTGACTCAGTAAGATGATTGGTACATTAAAGTTTTTAGCGAACGTTTTAAGCGTACTTAATGAATCCTCAATTAATTGGCTTTTGTTCGCGCTTTTAAGTGAGCCGTGATTCATTAACCCTAGATAGTCAATGCAGATTGCTGAAAGTGGCCCCGTATTGCTTAAATGACTTTCAGTAATAGATACAATTTCATTTGCTGATAAACCACCGCGATCGACAAAGTAAATGCGGTGATCTTTGATTTTTCCTAGCCCATCACCTACACGACCAAATTCAGTTTGATCCATGCTATTTGGATTGCGGAGCTTTCTGACTGGAACATTTGCATTAGCGCTTAAAATACGGTCCATCAATTGTTGATTTGCCATTTCTAAGCTAAAAAATAAGACTGCGCCTTTCTGTTCTGCAATATTGCGAGTGAGTGTTAAAGCAAACTCAGTTTTACCCATACCTGGACGACCAGCAATTACAAAAATATCGGTCGGATTAATACCGCCTAAAATGTTATCTACAGCCTCAATGCCTGTATGAAGAAGTCTTGAGTTGAAATCTTGTTTACTGCGTTTTTCTAAGACGTCAATATATTCATCAACTAACTCCCCCATTACGACAGGCTTAACTTCAACTTTGCTACTTAAAAGCTTTTGCATTTCAGAAAGTGCTTTTTCTGTGATTTTTTCTGCCTGTTCGTCTCTTGCTTGAGATAATTTTGCTGCCATTTCAAGCATCGTTTTTTGTGCAGTGCGATTAACCCAAAATGACCGTACTTTATGCGCATAACCAGTAAGATTTGCGGATGTGATTGTGTTTTTCATAATCTCCGCTAAGTTGGCAAAGTCTTCACCAAAATCTTGGTGTAATAAAATAATATCGATTACATTGTCTTTACGTGCTTGTTTGCGGATGTTGTTATACATTGAACCAAGATGATAAGTAGCGAACATTTCAGGTTCCAGCCATGTCATCACTTCACGGGCTTGAGCAGTCAATCCACCAGCAAGAAATGAGCCAATTAAACTGTATTCAAGATCATACGTTGTGTTTTTCATAGCGATCCCTCGATTGTTTTATCCATGACTTTTTCACTCAAGATATATTCAAAATCAGCACGCCAACCCCGATCGTTTTCACCAAAGTAAAACGGTCTTGCTGAGTTCATAAAATCGAGGAAATAATTTCTAAACGTCTCTGCATCACAAGAACCAAAGCGTTTTTTCATCACTGCAGCAAGTATTTTAATTTTGCGCTTTCGTGTTTGACTTAAGTTTTCAGGATCTGCAAGTGACGGTAGATTTTTACCAGTTTCCGCTACGCATTGGTTGTACGCTAAGCCAATTCCTGCATAGTCGATATTCAGTGGATGTTGTTTTTTATTTTCAGCAACTGGCACACCATCAGCGTTAGCTGATTTGCCTTGAGGGGTAAGGGGTGTATTTGTATGTAATCTAGTGTTGTAATCTAGTGTATTAACGAATGTACCTTTCGGGCTGTCCCCAATGTCACTTTCGGGCATTCGGGAATGTTCACTTTGTACATCAGCCAATGTTGATAAAACTTCATCAAGTCTTTCCATGTCAATCTTGAAATAAATGCGGTGTTCAAGACGTTTATGCGTTTCGATCAATACCCCAATTTCACGTAGTTTTTTACGTGCTGTTTCTTGCTCTTTACGGCTTAATCCTGTTTCTTCTTCAAGGTCGGCTTGGGTTTTATAAACGCCTAATTCTTGATTTTCGGCTTTGTCTTGCCAATAAAAAATTTGCTCAAAGAAGATCTCTGCAGTTACACCACCAAATAATTTAGCTAGTGCTGGTCGATAGGCGATAGAACGACCCGTTTGTTTTAAAATTTCACTCGCTCTCATCGAAAATCACCTCGTCTAACTCTGCTAACAACTGAAATAGGTAATACTGAATTAATTCGTCAATGCGAACTGGTCTATTAAAACGTTCCATATCTCACCACCATCGAATACTGAGCTACTCGTTTACCGCTTGGTACGGTTATCATCTCTGTTTCGATTGGATAACCTTTTCGTTTTAAGTCATAAATACGTGCGCCCAGGCGTAAGCAGTTAAAGCGTCTTTCTGCATCAAGATGAGTGAGTTTCTCGCCATTTTTTAACGCTTTTAAAATTTGCGCACTTTGTGCTTTACTTTCTTTTTCGTTTAAATTAATATTTTCCATGTTATTTATTCCCATAATTAGCCACCGCGCCAACGGTGGTTTTTTATTGCCCTTGAGTTTTAGATTGCTTACAATTCGAATGACTGCTAAAACTTTGAGGATTGGTATGGATATTTCTGCTATTTTCACTTCTGCTAAAACAACCCTTGACTTGCTTTCTGGAATTGAAACAAACAGCATCTTGAGTGAACGAATTTCCCTCCTCAAAGATCAGATTGAAATACTCAGAAATACTTGCGAAGCGACCCAAAAAGAACTGACCGAGACTAAAGCAAAGTGCGCCGAATTGGAGAAGGAAATATCTCGTTATCGCGCAGCGGAAGATTTTGTCTTTGCACGCGGAGCGGCTTTTAAAAAGACCGCGACTGGATATACTGAAAGTGTGTTCTGTCCTCAATGTTTTCATATTGCCTCACCTAGCTTTGAACGTTTCCCATTTGAGTGTAAAAATTGTGGTTGGCGTAGTTCATTTAAAAAAATGGAATTCAAACGTATTCTTGCTTCTTTACCGTAAAATTATTGCCCAAATTCAGCCAGACCTTTACTTGCAAAAAGCTTTAACGCCTCAAGCTCTGCATCACTTATTTGGTTAAGCCCTTTTTCTGTAACTGTTAATCCAAGCTCATCTAAATAAGCGCAGAATTTATCTAAATGCTCTGCTTTAAAACGGCATAAAGTACTTGGATCTATACCTATACACTCAGCAAGCTCTTTATCTGTTCTTTCTACTGCCTTTCTTCTCACTAAGGCTGCAATTTCTATTGCGGATTTTGTTAATTCATTGCGTGCCATTGCACACCCCTTTTGATAAGTTAGTTTTGAACAGAAGGGAAAATGTCATCCAATGAGCAATTAACACCTAACTCATTCAGCTTTCTAACGATTGCCTTTGCATTAAAAAGAGTTGGTGTTCTCACACGAGCTTCATAATTGCCAATTCTTGACTGTTTCCAGCCCATCTCTTTTGCGAATTTAGCTTGAGATAAGCCTGTTTCCTTTCTGTATTTCTGTAAGTTATTCATACAATATCCTTAACACATTAAACACAAATTTCGTGTTTATTATAAACACAACCAAACACAAATTACAAACTGTTTTAACACTTATTTAAACACGCATTGTGTTATATAATTCCAAAGAGGTGTTTTTATGAACGAGATTATTGAAAGAATTAAATTAAAAAGACTTGAGTTAAGACTTAGCCAAGCAAAACTTGCTGACCGCATAGGGTTTACACAATCTAGAATTGGCAATTATGAAGCTGGCACGCGAGAGATGGATGATTACATTCTGAGAAAAATTGCGGATGGGCTTGGTGTAACGTTAGAGTGGTTAAAGTATGGTGAACAAGGGAAAATAGAATCCAACGTAAAAGATATTGGTTCTTTTGATTTATGGGATCGCAATACACCACTTCACGATGATGAAGTAGAAGTTCCTTTCTTGAAAGATATTCGTTTTGCTGCGGGAAATGGTTTCTCTGATGACATCATGGACTACAACAACTTTAAACTTCGCTTTTCTAAAGCCACGCTACGCAAACAAGGTGTGCAATATGATAATGCAGTCTGTATTACAGCGGATGGCGATTCAATGGAGCCTGTTATTCCTGACGGTGCAACGGTAGGCATAGATCGTGGTAATACCACGATAAAAGACGGCAAAATTTACGCAATAAATCACGGTGGTCTACTACGTATTAAAATCTTACACAAGATGCCAAATGAACAAGTGAGAATAAGAAGTTACAACCCTGATTCCGCACCTGAGGAAGTGGTTAATTTAAGTGAGATTACAATTTTAGGCAAAGTCTTCTGGTGGTCTGTGCTTTGTGATTAGGGGTGTGATGGTTTAATTTTATTGGATAAATGCAGGATAAAAAATGAACAAAAAAGAAAATATTTCTGAAGTTGAGCTATCTAATTTATTAGATCAACAAAAAAGAAAAGTAGATTTTAATAACTATGATTTTAGTGTAAAAGAACTTATTTCAATGGTTTCTGAAGGCATTATTGATATTGCCCCTGAGTATCAACGTCAATTTAGATGGGATGAAAAAAGACAGTCTACTCTTATTGAGTCATTATTTCTAGGTATTCCAATCCCAAATTTATTTATGGCAACTAATACAAATGGAACTTGGGAGGTTATTGATGGAGTACAGCGAATAACCACAATGATTCATTTTTTAGATAATGAAGAGGCTAAACGTAAAGCTGGACTCAAGATTAATGAAAATCTAGAACTGTCTGATTTAGAAAAATTACCCTTATTTAATGGTAAAAGGTTTGCAGATTTGCCTCCTCAAATAAGACTTGATCTAATCTTAAAACCGTTAAAAGTTACAACGCTAACTGATAAAAGTGACAAAATGGTGAGATTTGATTTATTTGAAAGACTTAATACTGGAGGTATTAAACTAAGTTCTCAAGAAATTAGAAGCTGTGTTTATCGTGGAAAATTCAATGATTTTATAAAAGAATTAGCTAAAGATAAAAATTTTCTAGCTTGTATCAAATTTGACAAAACACAGTTATCAGATGGTACAACTGAGGAAGCTGTATTGAGGTTTTTTGCATTTTTGAATAATTACAAAAACTTTAAATCTAGCGTAGTTGGTTTTTTAAATGAATACATGCATAGAGCATCAGAAAAATTTTCATATGCAAAGAATGAAAGCATTTTCAGAAAAACATTTATGGAATTATCCAAATTACCAAGAGGTATTACAAGTAATAGAAAAGGTGGTCGCTCTTTCCGAGTTAACTTCTATGAGGGTATTGCAGTGGGAGCAGCATTGGCGTTAAAAGAAAAAAATTCTATTAACTTAGAAAATTTTTATGAGTGGATAGAAGATCCAATATTCATTGACGCAACAACTGGTGCAACAAATACACAAAAACGAGTTCAAACACGTATCGAGTTTAGCAAAGAACAATTCTTAAAATGAGTGATAATTTTAACGATATTTTACAAGAAATAGAAAAAAGATTCATAGAAATCAAAAAGTTATTGTTTGTCGTGCATAAATTAGAAAAAAGAAAAAATAGAAAAATAGTACACCATCCAAGTTCAGAATTTCTTTGGGGTAACCAATTGGATACATTAAAAGGATTGATATTTATTCAATTATATGGCTGTATTGAATATGCTACTTCATCATCAATTCGAAGGTGCGATGAAATTATAACAAAACAAAATTTAAAACTTAGTGACTATAAATATTCTTTGTTTACTCGCTTTCTAAATGGAAAATTTGATACATTACATAATGTAGGAAGAGAGAAAAAGTGGCTTAAAAGATTTGAGTTCATGCATGAAATTAACCAAGATATTGATATAACTAAAGGTTCTTGTGATAATTTAGAAATTCCTACAGATGGAAAAAATATACGATATGCACAACTAAAAAGTATCTGGGATACTTTCGGAATAAATAGTGATGTATTGCCCTCTCCAGCTCTTGGAAGACGTTTAGGTGATGTTGTCGACAATCGTAATAACATAGCACATGGCAATATTTCACCAAGTGAGGTAGGAAAATCACAATCATATCGTGATATGCAAACTCGATCAGATGAAATAAAACAAATTTGTGAACATATCATTAAATCATTTTCTAACTATATTCAAAATAAAGAGTACTTGAAATAAACCGCCACATGGGCGGTTTTTTTTTAGATGTGCATGGGGACAAGTTTAATACCTAGTGCTTGCGTAATTTTCATTATAGTATCAAAACGTGGCTTACTTCCGTGTGATAATGTTTTATAGAGGCTTTCTCTTCCCAGCCCTGTTTTTGCTGCTAACTCCGTCATTCCTCTTGCTCTTGCGACATCACCTAGCGCAGAAATAAATTCATTAGTATCACCTGTTTCTAAAACTTCACTTAAATATGCCGCAATCATTTCTTCACTATCTAGATGTTCAGCAATATCAAATGGTTTTAATTCTACTTTTTTACTCATACATTTAGCTCCTCTTTCTGCTTAATCTCTTCCCATAATGCTTTTGCTTTAGCGATATCTGCTTTCTGAGTAGATTTATCACCGCCACAAATTAGTAAATAGGTTACATCTTTGTATTGTGCATAATAAACCCTATAACCAGCTCCTTTCATTATTCGCATTTCATACAAACCATCACCAACTGATTTATGATCGCCAAAATTACCACTTTTAGCACGACTAATACGAGCAAGAATAGCCGCCTTAGCCGACAAATCCTTTAACTCTTTAAGCCATTTATTAAATACTGTTGTTTCAATTACATCGAGCATAGCAATCCCTTTTTTATTTAAATGAATTGTATCCTGTTGGATACAAAAGAACAATAATTTTTTTAAATTACTACTTCTTTATGTGACATAGCTCACAAACTCAGCAATTAATCAAAAAATTTCAAAAATATTTTTCTTTGAAAATCACACAATTAACACACTAAACACAAAAAAATTAAAAATATTGTGTTTAAATGTGTTTACTTTATTTCAAAAATCGTGTTTAATAAACACATCAAAACGAGATACACATCTCAATGTTCTTTAACAATCTAGATGAAAAAAGCCCCTTTCGGAGCTTTTGGATAAGTTATTCAACTGGTGTTGATTTACTTGTGGATTTTACGAGTTCAATACCGTGTAAACAATCACTGTAGTTTTTATAGCCTTCCCCGCTATCTGCAATGATTTTACCGTTACTCGCTCTTAAACGCCACCGCCATTCGCTGCGAGCGTCTAAGTAAGTTTCAAATTTCATAAGGAACTCCCAATGAAAAAATATTTATTCCACTATTACTACCAAGGCATTCAATGGGCATGCGATGTTTACGCAAACAGTCCAGAAGAAGCCAAGGAAAAAGTAAAAGCAATGTCCCAAGCTGTTTATGATGGTGAGTGTAAGATGGAGATTTACATCCCTGAAAACCCGCTATCAAAAATCGCAAAGTTAATTAAAAGTTTACTCCGAAAATTTAGCTAATTCCATTATTTCATCTAGATATTAAAAAGCATCTAATGTTCTTTAAAAATCTACACATCACAAGTTAATCAGAGTTAGCCTCACTGATTAAGTAGTCTGTGATTGCGACACAATTTGGTTAAGTGGAATTGAGTTACTTGATTATGACTCCCACGTGCTAGCGACATAAATCAAGACTTATTTAAAAGCGCATTTAAATAATAAGAATACGCTTTCAAATGAGAGAGAAAGGAGCAAACGATATGAAAGTATCAAAAATGCTAAAACAAGCAAAACGTCTTAGAGAAAGACAAAAGCAGTTATGCAGTAAAAAGACATCTAATCGCATTAATGTGGCTTTAATAGATGTTCCAGTTAAAGCTAAGAAATTAAGCGATATTGCTAATTACAATTGCAATAAAGGTCAGTCAGGCGTTAATACAGTGAGAGCTGTACAGAAACGTAGATTGGGTTGTAGAGAGTTGGTTTAATCACTCCCCTTGTAGCTTGGGCAAGGTAAAAAAGCCAAGCAACTTTAAATAAAGCGCATTTACAGAGAAATGTACCTCATCGAACGTTAGCACCATCCCTTTTCCTACAACGTAAACATTTGCCCTCTTATGAGGGCTTTTTTACTCAAGGGGAAAAGAAAAAGATATAAAAAAGATATAAAAAAGATATAAAAAAGATATAAAAAAGATATAAAAAAGATATAAAAAAGATATAAAAAAGATTGCATGTTTTTATGTGGTAAAGTATCCTTTAGCTGTGAATATTTAAGATTAATTACAGTTAATAACAGTAATTGTTTTGTTCTTTATAACAATTTAGACGGATAAACAGCTTGCCAGGTGAACTTGAGCAGGCTTTTTTAGTCTAAGTAAATACGGAGGGAGGAAATATGATGAAACAATTTAATGAAGGATGGGACGGAAACGACTAAATGGATTGGGCTAGTTCAATTCAGACTGTTGCTGTATGTGCAGCAGCTATCTTTACTGCCCTTAGTATTCGCTCTAATACTTCAAATGCTAGGCAACGCGCTACAATTGACCTAATTATCCACCAGACTCAGGATAAAGAATTACAAGAGGTGATCTCATTGGTAAATCGCCTTTCTCGTCAGAATTTACCGCTTGTTGAGCATTTTAAGATAGATGAAGGCTTTAAGCGTTCTATTTTGGTTGTACTGAATTCAAGGGAGTTTACATCAACAGGCATTAGAGAAAACATCTTTGATGAAAACATATATAAACGTTCACAATGTACTAATTTTACGCGTGATTGGGAACGGTTAGAATGCGTAGTCATCTACATAAGAGAGTATGCTAAAAAGGACACTTTATTTCAAGATTTTGAGCATTTAGGCAAAAAGTGGAAAAAAGACCCTTTAAAACGAATTAATTAGTGTTAAAGCCTGTTTACACCACAGGCTTTTTTATTGACAACCCCCACCCTTTTATTTTACTATCTGCCTCAAGCCGTTTTGAACGGCTTTTTTTGTGTCTAAAATTTGAGGTGGAATATGGTGACTGAAACACATTACACAATAGATAAAAATATGAAACTACTAATTGAAATTGATAATAGCGAGCCATTGCAGCTATCAGTTTTTTGTCAAAGTATGGAAGGTATTGCCGCAGAATATCGCCAATTTATACAAGACAACAAAATTGATATTGAACCCTGTGAACAGCATATCTATGTAGAAAAAATCACACAAGGCTGCTTCCTTATTGAGCTTGCAGCACTAGTATCAAGCACATATTCACTTATTGAGCAAGCAAATGCGATTCTTGAATTTGGAGGGCACTTGAAAAATATTTTAGATTGGGCAATGAATAGAGGCGAAAAGCCTGAACGCCTTACTGCGAATATGTTGAAAAATGCCAATAACATTTTAGAGCCTATCGCAATCGATCCTAAAGCACAATTCAATTTACAAGTTTCCAATAATCAAGGCGATGTACATATACATCTACACGCAGACAATGTACTTGCAGGATTGGCACAAAACAATATTAACCGAGAATTAAAACTACTCAAAGAGCGAGAAGAAAACACTTTACAAAACACGACACTATACTGGTCATCCACCGCAGATGCTCAAAGCAAAGCACACGATAGAGCTATTATTCCTGCAGTATCACAAAAGCCTGTACGAGTAAAATTTGAAGACAAAACACTCAAAGAGAAAATGATATTAAATGAAGAATACCCTTACCATAAAATTTTCTTAGTTGATGTTTTAGTTGAATATATTGATGAAGAGCCAGTCATCTACAAAATATTAAAATTAAACAACTCCATGAATAAAATCTAATTTGACAACCACTCCCTTTTCTGATTAAGTTTTTTCCAAACCGTATTCATACGTTTTTTAATCTAAGAATTAAGGAAAAAAAATGAAAACTGTAAAAGCCGAATTAACAAAATTAAAACACAAATTTGAAAATGAATTCTCAAGGGATAGTAATTTTCTTAAAATTATTACATTTACAGATATTATTCAAGAAATAAACAATCTCTATCCAATGATAGAAAAACTAGAAAATGTTAATAATAAAATAGAGATTACTTATATAAAAAGATGCTCACTCAAATTGATTACAAATATTCATCGATTAGTTAAAAAACCTTCTTGGAACTCGAATGAAGAGTTGAGAATGATGGGGTATTTTATTCGCTTAAAGAATCTCATCAAACAAAGTTATTTACTTGAGGTGAAAGGTCAAATACGTTCCGAGGAAGAACTTTCTGCATTAGCTTCGGATATAGAAACAGCTAAAGCAAAATTGGCTGAGCATACTAAATTAGAAACACAGTTAGTGAAAGATAGAACCGAATTTCAAACACTCAAAACATCACTAACTACACTCAAAACATCTTATGACACAGCCCAATCCCAAGCTAATGAAATTGCCGAATGGTACGAAAAATCAGACACTTTGAGTAGTGATATTTCTAGCTATGCAACAACCGCACAAAATAACCTGACTAAAATCACCACATTAGCTACAACAGCTGAGACCAACAAACCTAAAATAGAAAAATACCACACGGAGATTGAAGAAATGATTAAATTATTCAATAAACAGAAAGAAGAAATTCAAGAAATCATTGAAGATGCCAACCGCGCAAGTATGGCTGGTTCATTTAAAACACAGGCTGAAAATATCAATGAAAAAATGAAAAATATTGATAAAATTTTACTTGGTTCACTTATTGCCACTTCTATCATCTCATTTATTAACTATTCAACAAGTCTAAGTACACAAGATAACCTTAATATTTTGCAATTTCTCGCTAAATCTATTGTCACAATTCCATTACTCGTGATTGCGTGGCTAAAGGCTAAAGAACGAGCTTATCTCTTCAGATTAAGAGAGGATTATAACTACAAGTATTCCTCAGCAATGGCATTTGAAGGATATAAAAAACAAGTGCAAGAACAAGACCCAGCATTACACCAACAACTTTTACAAATTGCCGTGGATAACTTAGGGGTAAATCCAACCAAAGTATTTGAACGCGACCTAAAATCAACCCCACTCGAAACCATCATTGATGGTGTCGGCAAGCGGTTGGATAAAGCCGTGGAAGGTATTAAAGGGCAAGTAAAAGATATCCCACAAAAAACGAAAGAATTGATTGACGAATAAATCTAATTTGACAACCACTGCTCTTTCGGATTAAGCTTTTTTCATCGGGGAGAGATAGGTGTAATACAAAACCTGCAAAGGAAATAAGCCCATACTGTAGACAGCAAATAGAAAGAACTAACCGCGTCTTTCATCGGGGCTGTTGAGTGGTAAGTTGATCCCCGATATTGACAACCCCAAATTTTTAAACTACTATCCACCTCAAGGTGTCGAAACCTAATGCAAAAAGGCGGATAGTGTAACTGGTCGCCAAGAGCGACTTTTTTTATATCCGTAATCCTGACTATGTCGGGAGGGCGACGAATACAATACCTTCGGGGAATAAGTCCAGCCCTTTCCTTTTTGCAGGGTTTTCGAACCTCCCGACGCCATTGTCGAAAATGGCTTGTGTAAAAACAAATAGCAAAAAGGATTACAAAATGTCAAATTCTCAAATCTCAACATTTGATTTCAAATCTCACCCTGTTCGTGTAGAACTTTTCAAAAATGAACCGCACTTTTGTTTAACTGATGTATGCACTGCTCTTGAGATCAGCAATGCAACTGCAAGCCGCTTTAGATTTAATGAAAAGGGTCTACATAAAATGTATACCCTTACCAACGGTGGCAAACAAGAGGTTACATTCATCAACGAACCAAACTTATATCGGATCATTTTTAGATCTAACAAAAAAGAAGCCGTAGAATTTCAAAACTGGGTATTTGAAGAAGTCCTACCCCAAATCAGAAAAACAGGGAAATATGAAGTCCAGTCACAACAACTTGCCTTACCTGAGCCTGATTACAAATTAACAGCCATTCAAAACAGCGAAGAAACTCTCGCTTTAATTATCCAGTTGTATAGCTACTGTTTCCAAGCACACGAAATGCAAGAGAAGTTGCAGAATACAAACATTGCCAAATTAATAGAAAATCAAATTGGTGGGCAGTATCTCTATAACTTCAAACATCCTTTAGAACAGGTTATGGCAAAAGCGAAGAAATACGTTCACGCCAACACCGAACGCCTAGCACTCGTTAAAGCCGTAAATAACCTACTCAATTAAAACTCATTGAAAACCGACCGCACTTTTATCGTGTGGCGGTTTTCTGCACCCAAAATTCAGCAAATTGAACAAAAAGGAAACGATTATGAAACACATCAATATCTGGAATATGACAGCGGCATTCATTATCGCATTAGTTCTCGGTATTAGCTGCAATCCTGTTCACGCAAACGAATTACAGAAAGATAGCGATTACTACAATCACTATCTAAGCGAACAAATCAGCAAAGAACAATTAGCCGAAATGGAACGCGAAGCAAGCGAGGAATGGAAAAAGGAACACGGTGATATTCCGCCAAACCTTGCAAGTGAGCAATTGATCTATATGAGGGTTTACGCAATGGAGCAACAGGAGCTTTTAAATGGCACGCGCTAGAAAGAGAGGTGATAAAACTCTCTCCTACTCTATTGAACCCCATCCAAAAGGACTGGGGTTTGTTGTTTATGAGCAATTTGGAAAAAGTAAAACAGGTTGGCAACGCAATTTTGCTAGTGAGTGTTTATGTAAAACAGCAATAAAACAACGGCAGAAAAGCAGAGAGGAGTTTTTAAACGCCTCATGTAAGCCAGCTAGGGCATTCTATATTTGATGGATTTAGAAGATGAAAAGCAAACGATTTTTACCTGCTTGGCAATGTGATAGTGCTGATGATTACTACGCACAGTTTGAGCAAAAAGAAGAACGTAAAACAGATCCTGATGATGATATGAACGTCGATTTCATGGATCAAAACATTAAATACCACAATGGCGATAGAGGTTAATTATGGAAAAGCGAGTGAATAGACAACAGATAGACCGCATTTATCAAATGCGGAGAAATAAAAAGCTAAGACAGATAAAAAAATGGATCTTTAGCGGTGAAGTTGACACGATTTCCATTTATAGAGTGCTTCAAAAATACAACACAAAACTCCTATTCTAAAAGGTGAAAGTGATGAAATATGGAAGGTTAACATTATTAGAGCCTATGCGAAGAACTAGAGATAAACATAAATGCATTTGTGATTGTGGAAACATTCTATTTGTGCGTCTTAATTCGCTAAAGTCTGGCAATACAAAATCTTGTGGATGTTTAAAAAAAGAGCTTACATCTCAATGTTTTTCTAAGCATGGAAAAAAATTCACACCTGAATATACATCTTGGCAATTAATGAAAGATCGTTGTTTAAATAAAAATAACAAAACCTATAAATACTACGGTGGTAGAGGAATAAAAGTTTGTAGTGAGTGGATTGATAGCTTCGAGCGTTTTTTCTTAGATATGGGGGAAAAGCCAAGTAAGCATCATACACTCGATAGGATAAATACAAATGGCGATTACTCACGAGAAAATTGCCGCTGGGCAAGTAAAAAGGAGCAAGTTAGAAATCGCCATAATACAAAAATGATTAAATATAAAAATGAGACAAGACCGCTTGCAGAGTGGTGTGAAATTCTAGGATTAGATTACACCAATACAAATAAGCGATTATTTAGAAAATGGACTATCGAAAGAGCATTCACAGAACATAAAAGGAGATAAATATGTCACAATTTATTTATATTGATGTTGAAACTATCCCAACACAAAACAAAGATTTCCAAGAATATGTGTGCGAGAACTTAAAACCACCTGCCAACTATAAAAATCAGGAAACGATTGATAAATGGATGGCTGAAAATAAAGACGAAGCGGTAAATAAAACATCTTTAGATGGTGCTTTTGGTGAAATTGTAGTTATTGGTGTTGCGATTGACGATCAGGAACCAGTGCTTTTTTATCGTAAAGATTGGCAGGCAAAATATCGAGAAATTGATATCTTGCAGCGTTTTAATGACTACTTAAAAGAACATGCAAGTAAATCTATGACAGCTCCTATTTTCATTGGTCATAACATTGTGAATTTTGATTACCGCTTTATCTTCCAACGCTCAGTGATTAATGGTGTGAAGCCTTATTACACTCAAACCAAAATAAACACTTTTGACACAATGACAGAATGGGCAGGATATAAAGGCACTGTATCACTAGATAAGCTATGCAAAGTGCTTGGTATTGAGCAAAAAGGTGATATTGATGGCTCAAAAGTGTGGGATTTTGTGCAGAATGGCAAAATTGATGAAGTCGCAGAATATTGTGCAAAAGATGTTGAGCGTGTACGGCAAATATATAAACGAATGACTTTTACAGAATAATTGACAACTACCCCCTTTTATCTTACTATCTGCCTCAAGCCGTTTTGAACGGCTTTTTTTGCGTCTAAATTAAGGAATTTCTATGTGGAAAATTGAAAACGAACAAGAATTAACTAATTTTATTCAACAATTAAAAAACGGTTCCTCTGTTGAATTTGATAAAATTGATTTTTCTTTCCTTAATCAGCTAAAAATCAAAGTGCAGGGAGATCCTAATCGTTATAATGGCTCATTGAATTTTGCAATTTGTAAAGGAATATGTGAATATCAAAACGAAATTTGGAAAGCCTATGCTGAAATTAAAGCAGGCGTACCAGACTTAAGAAAACTCACTCAGAAAGAAAAAGAAGCTTTAGAAATCCAATTTGAAATTAATGATGGATGCACTCAGATTATAGCTAACCTTACTGAATTTTGTAATTCTGCTAAAGACCTTGTAAAAGAAGTGACTAATGGTATGACTGGAAATCAAAAAGTACTTACAATCATTGCACTAACAATCTGTGCTGGACTTTATTTTGGAGCAGAAAAATATATAGAAAATCAATCAGAGATTGAAGTAGTAAAGATTCAATCGGAAAAAGACAAAGTAGTTTCTGAAAACGAAACTCAAAAATTGGATAAAATCTTATCCACAATTCAAGAAATTGCAACAGAGAGTCGAAATCCACGATTTAAACACTCTATTGAAGCAATAGAATCTCATACTCAGAAAGGATTTGCAGAAATAGCACGATCAGTAAGTGACGCAGATGAAGTCACTTTTACTCAAATTGACAATTCAACTATCCAACTAAAAAAACCACAATTAGAAAAAATTGTTGAGGATTTAGATAAACAAGAAAAAGCACAGACTCTTCCTGAAGCATTAGACCTATACATTGATGGAGTAAAACGCCAAGAAGGAAAAATATCCATTTTTGCTCGCACGATTTCAGGTGAAACCTTCACTGCAAACATAGATCCTGATATGTTAGGCGATGAAGGTGTAAATACCATTATCGACCGCATAAAAGACATTAATACCATTAAGCTAAGTGGAATGATAAAACGCAGAGCAGGAAAAATTGAACAAGCTACATTCTCTGCGATTGTAACGGAAGAATAAAACAAAATCTAAATTGACAAAACACCGCTCTTTGATTTAGGATATACCCACTTTCAGCAGAAAGTCGGGAATTGGCGTTCCTGAATGTACAGAGCGGTGAAGAATAACAGTCGCTCAAAGCGGCTTTTTTTATAGCCGAAAATCAGCAAATCTACCTTTTTGACAAATTTGTCAAAAACCTTTTAGATAAATTTATCTAAAAGTCCAATGGTGGGCTGGTTGGGAGATCGAAAGATCGCCGTTACTCTGTACACGGTACGCCAATCCTGATCAGTTCACCACCAACAAATTGGCGTTTGTTCGTGGTGAGTTTCAAAAACTTAGTACAGAGAACAACACTATGACAAATTCAAACTTAATTCCTGTTTTCAACGGAACTATTCAAAATACTCAAATTCAACTTTGCAATGCACGTGAATTACACGCATTTGTGGAAAGCAAACGTGAATATGCAACGTGGATCAAAGATCGCATAACCGACTACGGCTTCATTGAAAACGAAGACTACATCATCGTAACCGAACGCACCAATGGCAGACCTCGCAAGGAATACCACATTACTCTCGATATGGGCAAAGAACTCGGAATGGTCGAACGTAACGAAAAAGGCAGACAAATCCGTAAGCACTTTATCGAAATTGAAAAACGAGCCAAGCAACCACAACAACTCACTTTGCCTGAACCTGATTACAATTTAACAGCCATTCAAAACAGCGAAGAAACTCTCGCTTTAATTATCCAGTTGTATAGCTACTGTTTCCAAGCACACGAAATGCAAGAGAAGTTACAGAATACAAACATTGCCAAATTAATGGAAAACCAAATCGGCGGTCAGTATCTCTACAACTTCAAACATCCTTTAGAACAGGTTATGGCGAAAGCGAAGAAATACGTTCACTCTAACACCGAACGCTTAGCACTCGTTAAAGCCGTAAATAACCTACTCAATTAAAACTCCCCAGAAACCGACCGCACTTTATCGTGTGGCGGTTTGTCTTACCCAAAATTCAGCAAAAAGGACAGATTATGTACAAAATCCTACTTATTGGCGTGCTTTTGTGGGCAGGCTTTGAATTAGAGTTATACAACGATTGCGATGGATATCAATGTCACCAGACTTCAATCTTAATAATGAAAGGAAAATAATATGAATATTTATCAGAAACTAGCACAAGCACGAGTAAAATTACAGGAAAAAGGATTAAAGAAAACTGGAAAAAATCGCTCTTTTAATTACTTTGAATTAAAAGACTTCCTCCCTTCTGTTAATGAGATCTTTGCACAATTAAATATGTGTTCAGTTATATCTTATACGAGTGAGTTAGCTACATTGACTATTTATGATGGAGAAAAAGATGAAAAGATAATCTTCACGTCACCAATGGTTGAAAAAGCACTACCAAGTGGAACTGATATTCAAAATCTTGGTGCAATTCAGACTTATCAAAGACGTTATCTCTATTTAACAGCTCTTGAAATAGCTGAAAACGACATGGTTGATTCACTGGACACAGGAGGAGAACAACCCGCCCCTCCAAAGAGCGCGTCGCAAAGCAACTCAAAGCCACCAATCCAGCAGAATACGAGTTCTGGTCAAACTAAAAAACCTTTTGATGAAATGGTTAAGGAGAGATTAAACCAATGCAACTCAAAAGAAGAATTGACTAGTCTTTACGATCCGTTAGTCAAATGGGTTGGAGAAAAACATCCAGACAAGGTAGATGAATTTAACATCATCTACAACGACAAAGTATTGAGTTTTATGTAAGGGGTAAATTATGGCTGGGGTTAATCGTGTAATTATTTTAGGAAATTTAGGAAACGATCCTGATGTCCGCACAATGCCAAATGGCGACGCAGTGGCAAAAATTAGTGTGGCCACGAGCGAAAGTTGGATCGACAAAAACACGAACGAGCGAAAAACGCAGACAGAATGGCACTCTATCGTGTTTTATCGCCGCCAAGCAGAAATTTGCGGGCAATATCTCAAGAAAGGCTCAAAAGTGTATGTAGAAGGACGTTTAAAAACTCGTAAATGGCAAGACCAAAACGGGCAAGACCGCTACACCACAGAGATTCAAGGCGACGTATTACAAATGCTAGACAGTCGCCAAGATTCACAACCGCAGCAAGCACCAGCACCACAAAACAATGCTTATGCCAATGCGAAAGCTGGAAAGCCAGTGCAGCAAGCAGACAGCTTTGAAGAAAATAGTATTCCGTTCTGAGTTACGTATCAGTAACCGCCAAGTTAAAAAACAAACGTACCTGAATTGACAATAGCAAAAAAAAAGAGTCTAATTCTGCGTTACGTATAACCACATTGAATAGGTAAATTTTATGATAAATCTATCTAAATTTGAACGTAATGATGATATTTTCAATCAAGTAAGTGAAAAAACTAAATTAACCAAATGGGTAAATATAGATCCTAAATCTCCTTATACTGAAGAAGAATTATTAGCAATCTTAGAGAATAATACATTAATCGGCTATATTCACATTGACGATGTAACTGAATTTGAACACCCAAAAAAATTTGGTATAACTAAGTTCTTCATTTTCCCAGAGTTTCAAAATAAAGGATATGGTAAAAAAGCCACATTAGAGCTATTTAAGAAAAAAAATAGTGAAGGATATACTGATGTAATTATGCAAGTAGAACAACACATACTTCCATTTTGGGAAAATGTTATAAATTCACAGAAATACTTTCCAAAAAAGAATATTGACTTAATACCTATTTAGCCAAAACTTTATAAGTCTGCACAGCAGGCTTTTTTATTGACAACCCCCACCCTTTTATTTTACTATCTGCCTTAAGGTGTCAGAACCTAAGCGAGGGCGTGATAGAAATTGATCGCTAAAATAGCGATTTTTTTATATCCAAAATTCTTGTTAAGTCGAGAGGGCGAGGAATACAATACCCGAAAGGGAAATAACTCCAGCCTAAAGATGTGCGTTTACCGCCAGCCTTTGCTAGGTTTCTGAACCTCTCGGCACCACTGTCAGAAGTGGTAAACATCAGAAAAAGCAAAGGTAACAAATTATGTCAACTCAACTCTCAACCTACACTTTTGAAAATCATTCAATCCGCACTTTATCCATTAATAATGAGCCTTGGTTTATTGCTAAGGATATTTGTGACGCTTTAGGTTTAACTAATTCAAGACAATCTTTACTTGCATTAGACGATGATGAAAAGGGTGTAACTTTAACTTACACCCTTGGTGGAGAACAAGAATTGAGCATTGTTTCAGAAAGCGGAATGTACACTTTAATGCTCCGCTCTCGCAACGCCACCAAAAAAGGCACACCGCAACACCGTTTCAGAAAATGGGTAACTGCCGAAGTCCTCCCCCAAATCAGAAAAACAGGGAAATATGAAGTTCAGTCACAGCAACTTGCCTTACCTGAACCTGATTACAATTTAACAGCCATTCAAAACAGCGAAGAAACTCTCGCTTTAATTATCCAGTTGTATAGCTACTGTTTCCAAGCACACGAAATGCAAGAGAAGTTGCAGAATACAAACATTGCCAAATTAATAGAAAATCAAATTGGTGGGCAGTATCTCTACAACTTCAAACATCCATTAGAACAGGTTATGGCAAAAGCGAAGAAATACGTTCACGCCAACACCGAACGCCTAGCACTCGTTAAAGCCGTAAATAACCTACTCAATTAAAACTCATTGAAAACCGACCGCACTTTATTGTGCGGTTTTTTATTTAAGGAGAATATTAATTTTATGATTCACCCCGAAAGCGAAACAGCAGAATTAAACAAGCGTGATTTAGATGCAATCGATAAAGAGATCGCATTTCACGAAAAGAAAATCCACACTCTCAACGAAGAACGTAGAGAGTTTATTAATCGGAATGATTTAAACAAAGGGAAAGAAGAATGATTAAAGAAGTGTTAGACGAAAGAGAAACAACGCACGGTGATTTTCATGCTGGAGCAATGGATTTTAAAGAATTAATGAATGTTATTAATAGCGGTAAGAGCAATATGGATTCATCTCAATATTACGCGCTCACAATGATAGCCACAAAGATTGTGCGGATTGTGAATGGAAATCCGCACGAGGTTGACCATTGGCGAGATATTGTAGGTTATGCGACGTTAGGTGGTCGTTTGAATATTGAAGATGAACCACTAACTCCACAGCCACCGAAATCAAAATAAGGAATAACAATGACATTAGGTGAAATACAAGAAATGACTTTTAATCTTCGTGAAATCATTGATGAGTTTAATAAGAATTGTATGCCAAATGGGTATTTCATTTGTGAAGAACCAGATGGAACACTTCTAATTACAGATGAAGAAACTAATATTCAAACAACTGTGAGTCAAGAGTTTATGAGCAAAACAAAATTAACAAAGAAAGAAATACTAGCTTTATTAGAAAGAGGAAGTTTTTAACTAACCTAACCGCAGAAATGCGGTTTTTTATTACTTAACAGATTTGAAAATTAAGGATTAGAAAATGAAGGCGTTTGACTTAGAAAAAGCCCTAGCTGGCGAGCCAGTGGTGCTACGTAATGGCCATAAAGCATTTATTGTAAAACATATTCCAGAGGAGCATATCAAAAAAGAAGAATGCGAATTGATTGGTTATTTGGTTGAAGGCTTAAAATTTCAGAGCTGCGCAACATGGACAAAAGATGGTAAATACAATCCATGTTTTAGCTCACACATCTACGATATAGTCGGAATGTACGAAGAACCACGACCAACAGTAACACTGACTTTACCTTGTCCGCTGAAAGATGTTGCCGTTGGTGATGATATTTATATATTGACCAGTTATTCATACGAAAATAACGGTGTTCCAGTAATTTTAGAACGCAAACACAACAACAGCACTGAAATATGGAACGCTATTAATTTTGGCTTAGCGTTTAAGACGAAAGAAGACGCACAAACTTGGCTTGATGCCATGAAAAATACACGGAGATAAGTTATGGAAAATCAAAAGCCAGAATTGATTGTTTGTGCTGCGATTAAATTCATTGAACGAACTCAGAAAGAGATTGATTTAGGTCGCGAAGGACCAGAACTGATTATCCCGATGGTTCGACACTATTCGCCAGACGGTCATTCTGTAATTGAGAGTGTTTATCCAGTATATGAACAAAAAGAGCTGAAAGAAATTGAGCAAGGCTTTATCACAAATAAAGGTCGCTTTGTTGACAGAAAAGAAGCGCTGGAAATCGCAAAACAAAACAATCAAATTAAGTTCGATATTGGATACCCACCAGAAGAACTGTATAGCGAAATGTTGTATTAAGCCGTCTAGTACGGCTTTTTATTTATAGGAGGATTTATGGAAGTTAATATTTATGATGAATTCCTTAGCCCTTTAGAAATTTTATATATTACAGGTTACCTACAACCTAAAAGGCAAATGCAAAGACTTAATCAACTTGGGATCGCATTTATTCCACCTAATGGAAACACCAAGCACCCTATTGTTAGACGTGACTATTCAAACAAGAAAGCACACAAGTCGAGTGTTGCTAGCGAACCAAAAGCAAGAGTAGTATGGAGATCTAATGTATTAAATCAAGGAGGTTGATATGGGACGGCCTAGAAAAAAAGAATATCAAGGATTACCTCAAGGACTAATTTGTAGAGTGAGAAAGAAAGCCGATGGGACAAAAGTAATGTATTACTATTACACAATGGCTGATAAAAAAGAAAAACCTCTTGGGAAAGATAAAAAGCTCGCTGTATTAGAAGCAGCAAAACTAAACGTACAGCAGAATCAAATAAGTAATAAGATTTTATTTATTGAGGTTCTCTCACGCTATGAAAATGAAGTTGTACCGACCAAAAAGGCCAGAAATACCCGCAATTCAAATATCCAAGCAATACGTAAGTTAACCCAATTTTTTGGCGACCCCCCTATTCCACTTGAAGATATAGAGCCAATCCATATAAGAGAATATCTTGAATGGAGAAAGGATGTAAAACCGACAGCAAATATCGAAATCGGGTTGTTTAATCATATCTGGAATACAGCTAGAGAATGGGGGTATACAAATTCAATCAGCCCATCTACGGGAGTTAAAAAGTATAAAGTTCAATATAGAGATATTTATGTTGAAGATTACATTCTCGATAAAATATATGAGTGTGCTTCTGATGATATGAAGGATATTATTGATGTTGCATATTTACTTGGACAACGCCCCATTGATGTTGTGAAGATCCATAGCACTCATATTTATGATGGGTTATTACACATCACGCAACAAAAAACAGGGAAAAAAATCAGATTTGAAGTTATAGGGAGATTAAGTGAGATTATTAAGCGAAGAATTACCGAAGAAAAACAATGGTTATTTGTAAATAAATGGGGTCGTAAATTAGAAAGGAGATCGCTTACAGACTACTTCAAAGAAACACGTAAAGCTGCAATGGAAAAATATCCTGAATTAGCTGATGAGATTGCCGTTGTTCAAATGAGAGATTTAAGAGCTAAAACAGCCACAGATATTTCATTAAAAGTTGATGATGAGTTAGCAAGAAAACAACTTGGCCACTCTTCTTCAAAAACAACACAAATATATATCAGAAAAGACAAGCCCATGAAACCCATAAAATAA